GGAACACGCCCGTCTGCGTCAGGTCAGTGCCGAGCGCGCGCGCGACAACGGACGCGACGACTCCGACGATGACGTCGGGGACGGGTCCGCCGTGCGTGTACGTGACCTTGACCTGGGTTTGTGGGGTACGCCACGGGTTCACTTCCCACTCGTTCAGCAGGGTCGTGGACGTGTCCAGCCATTCGCCGGCTTGTGTGTAGGTGAGGGCGTTGTCGTTGAGGTCCGTGACTGCATCGATCTCGATCACGGGCCGTTGCGGAAGCCTGACCTTGCCGCCGTGTGACACGTTCAGGATGACGTCCGTCGATGTTTCTTCGGTGAAGAACTGCGTCGACCGGCGCCGGACTTCAGCTGAGGCGTCGCGTAGGAGTGCGTCGACCCGGAGTTCTTCTGTGACGGTGAGGGCGCGCCCGAGACGGTCCTCGACATCCGTTTGGGTTGCGAGTGGGTCCACGGGTCACCTCCCCTCTCAGAACGGTGAGACGGCCGCGGCCCTGGGGGAGCCGCGGCCGTCTCGAACCCGCCGTCTTAGCTGGACGTCACCGGAGTGGCGTTGGTGTTCGTGAGCTTCGAGAACGACTGGACGTCGTCGACGAGAAACCCGTACTCCGTCTCGCACTTGATCGCGACGAGGTTCTGCTCCCAGGTCGAGATGAGCGAGCCGTTCACGGTCACGGCGACGTTGTCAGCGGCGGAGAACTCGATCCCGCCGATCTGACCCCACCGAGCCGTGGACCAGTCCCCGACGTAACCGACGACGGTGTTCTGGTCTTCGGACGCGACGCCTTCACCCATGAACGTCGGACGGCCCAGGAGACGGCCTCGCTGCACGAGGACATCGGCGGACTCGTCGGTCGGTTGCGCCAGGTACAGCGGCCGTCCCGTCGAGTCGAGCGAACCCCACAGGGCCGGCTCCAGCGCAGTGTCGAGCGCCCAACCCGTCGCGCGGCGACGCCGACCGGTCGAGTCGCGGGTGGTGACGATGTCACCAAGCGCGTTGACGAAGTCCGTGTGGACCCCGCCACCAGCCGCGTTCGCTGCACCGATCTCCGACACGTTCGTCGTCTGGTCGATGTACGTCGCGAACGGGCCACCACCAGCGGTCCCGTCCGGGCCTTCGTCGTGGAGCGCGGCCCGGTCGAACGCCTCAGCGAACCGGTCAGCGAGCTCCATCTTCATCTGCTCGACGTACCCGCCAGGGTTGGCGCGCACGACTTCCTTCGACACGACGAGGATCGCCGCGATCTTCTTCGGAGTCATGTTCTTGATGTCAGTCGTTCCGCTCGTCGCGGGCTTGATGACACCTTCACCGATCCACCCGAGATCCGGGCGACCGGTCACGACCGGGACGTTCACCCCGTTGCCACCCATCGCGAGACGGGGCACGAGCTGCTGGACGACCGACTGCCGCGCGGCGCGCTCGAACACGAACCCTGCGAGGGTCGGCTGCCGGAACGCGGCGTTGAAGTCGGATGTTACGGAAGCGGCGGAAATCGCCATGAGTTTGAGCTCCTATCGGGAGCGTGCGGGGTTACTTGACGAGGTCGTCGAGCATCCGCACGAAAGCGGCGTCGTCCCCGATTGGGGTCGACTGTCTGCTCCCCTGTCCGAGGTCGAGCCCAGCCCCGAGGGGGCCTGCGGGTTCGAGTGACTCGGGTTGTGCTGGCGCGATCCTGTCCACCCATGTGCTGATCGCTTCCGTGTCGGGTTCACCGTCTTCGGTGAGGAACCGGGCACGGTCGAGACCTTCCAAGAGCGCGTCGACATCGACGGGGCGGCCGGCTGCGGCGATACGCACTTCTGCGTCGACGAGCCGTCCACCGACCTTCTGGATGGCGGTCTGCTCCCCCTCGCTACGGGCGAGAGCAACTGCCTTCTCCTGGTCGTCCATCGAAGCGATGCGGAGCTTCTCCAGTTCCGCTTTCGCGGCCTTGGCTTCTTTCTCCGCAGCGCGTGCGCGTGTCTTGAACTCCGCGAGCGCCTTCTCGCCGGCTTCGCCCAACTTTGCGTCGGGTTCCGCGGTCGTCTGGGGCGTGGTTGCGGGGGCTGGGGTGGCGTCGGTTGCGTCCGTTGCGGGGGCTGGGGTGGCGTCGGTTGCGTCCGTTGCGGGCGCAGGCGCGGCGTCAGTCATCAGGGGGTTCCTCCCATTGCGGGATCGGTTGAGAGCCCCGTTGCGGGGCGGTGTAGCGAGACCCGGGGTTGGGTCAAGCGATGTTCGGGACTGGGGTGCAGCGACACGGAGCGTTGTTGCCGTGGGTGAAGCTCGCTGCGTCGCGTGTCGAGTAGGTCTGGACGGCGACGAGCTGGCACCAGGCGCAGGCGTCGGGTTCGGTGATGCGGGTCCAGTCGCCGGGTCGGAGTCCTTGGCGGCGCATCACGACATCAGCGGTTTGGTGGCCGGCTTCGATCGAGAACGATTCCGTCATTGCCTTGGCGCGCGCCGCTCCCGATTGGAGCGCGTCGTCGAAGGGGTGCCCGTTCTTCAGGGCGAGCCAGTGGGAGATGAACGGTTCCCGCACGTTCGGGACGAGGATGATGTCTGCGGCGCTGACGCCGACGGGACGGTTCCCGGTGAGCACCGAGTAGAAAGCGTCGGCTGTTGAGACCGAGGCTGACTTCGCTGCTTGGAGTGTCGGGTCGACGAGTTCGGCGAAACGGGCGACGTCGTCCTGATTGTGGGCGGGGAGCTCGAGCCATTTCGTGGCGGTGATCGTCGCTGCCCTGCCACCGATCGTCGCGAGACGGTTCTGGTAGCGGCGCGTGAGAGCGAGGGTCCGTTCGTCAGGCATTCGCAGCGACGGCTACGACCGGTGGTTCTGCGGGCTGCTCGGGAGCCAGCAGGGCAGCCTCGGCGTCCTCGGCGTTCATGCGGGCAACGTCCTGGGGGGAGAACTGCAGCACGTCTTCGCGGATGGTCTGGACTGGGAGAACGTTCACGGCCTTCGACGCGGCGTCGTACCGCTCCGCGAGGGAGAACCGTTCCGCCGGAGCCCAGATCACTTCCATGTCGCGCCGCGACGCCCGTTCCCGGTCACCCCGGTACAGGAACGCGAGCGACATGACCTGTTCCCAGGACTCGCCGAACTGCTTCTGCCGGTCTTCGACCTTGTACACGAGCCCTTCGCGGGCGAGTGATGCGCCCTCGGCGGACTGGTTCGCTGACTCCTGCATCAGGTAGTGGGACGGGGTGCGGGTGACCGCGGCGAGGTCGCGGACGTCGTCTTTGATCGAGTTCTGCAACGGCCCGAGATCGGTGGTGCCGGATTCCCAGAGGTCCATGCCGTCCGGTAGGTGCCAGATCGCGGACGGGTCCGCCGAGAAGATGTCCGCGTAGTTGATCTCTTCACCGGTGGTCGGGTCGTGCGTCGGCCCGCCCTTCGCTGCCCGCTGCTTGAACGCCAGCATGGTCGCGATCTCGAGGCGGGAGAGCACCCCGTAATTGATCCGGTCGAGGAGCGGGAGGTGCGGTTCGAACTCGCCCCACGAACGGTCAGACATCCGGTTGTGGAACCCGACCACCGGGATCACCGGGAACGGGAGCCGGCGCTGATCGATCCACTCGAGTCCCTCGACCGTGACCAGCTGAGCGTCTTCGGACACGATCGGTCGGGCAGCTCGCAGGACCCAGGCGATCCCGCCGTCCAACAGGTACAGGTACGCGATGTCCCGGTTGAGAGCCTCGTTGCGGACCATCTTCAGCGCGGCGACAGCCTTGCGTCGCCGGGCGGGGTCGTATTCGACGGTCACGAACCTGGGGTCTTCGATCGAGATGAGCGGAGCGTCGATCTCCGGGTCGACCGGGCCGACGATGCAGTAGGCGTCGCGCATCGTGAGCGACCACCGGTCGATCAGCGACGAGTCGGCGTCGAGCTGGTTCGCCTGCCAGATCCCCCACGCATCGTCGTCCGAGTTGTCGTCCCCAGATGCGCCGGTACGGAACGCGTTCACCTTCAAGCGTTCGCGAACAGCTTCGACGACGAGCTCCGCGTAGTTGGTGCGCGAGTAGTGCATCAGCCGCCGGTACGCCTCGCGTTGCGTCTTCGATGTGAGAGCGCGGCAGGCGGCTTCGCCCGTGTAGTAGTCGTCGAGGTTCTGGTGCTCGGGACGGCTCTTGGCGAGCTTCTGGATGAGGCGCTTCAAGCGCCATCCGACTGAGCCGGGCGTTTGGGAGTCGATCGACACGGATCCCTCCCACGGGGTCAGCGGATACGGCGCGGAGCGAACGGCGGCGGGTTGCCTGCGTCGCCGCCGCCTTTGGCGATGCCATCGAGCCGCGCTGCCCAAGCGAGGACGGCGGCAACAGCGGCGTCGATCTTCTTGGGGCTGTCGGGGTGTTCTTTCCCGATCTGCATCCCGGACTTCGATGGTCGGCGCCGGCAGTTCTCGAGGTGACGGGTCAACGCGCTCCCGGGCTGACCGTTGTGCGCGAGTTCCCCGTCGACGATCGCGTTGTGGAACTGCTCGAGCGCGCGAACCGTGTACGTGGCGCGTCCGCCGGTCATCCACCATTCACACGGATGGTCCCGGGTCGACTTCGCCAGCAGCTGGTCGCCGTACTCGGCTTCCCACCCGGCGACGTAGGACTCCCACTTCGCTGGGTCGCAGTAGAAGCCGATCACCTGGTAGGTGCGGAACGCGTGTTTCACCGCGGCGAGGACTTCGTGGACTGGGACTTCCCAGTCAGCCTGGTTGGTGGGCTGTTCCCAGACTTGGATCTCGAACAGGAGCCCGTCCATCGTGCAGCCGATGAGCGCAGTCGCGTCGGTGACACCACGAGCTCGTTTGCGGGAGCCGTCGAACCCGAGCGTGATCTTCGTCCCCGGAGCGACTGGGCGTTCCTGGTACCGGGCGGCCCATTGGGTGTGAGTCACCCACGCATCCCGAGCCGACGTCGGCTGGTTCAAGTAGTAGCGGCGCGAGTCCTGCGGGTCGTTGCGAGGATCCCAGATCTCGGCGAGGACCCGGTCGACATCCATGACGTCGATGAATGGGCCGTACACCTCGGCGAGTGCTTTGCGGAGCTCGGCTTCGTCGGTCAGATCGACATCGGGTTCGGCTTCGATGTGATCGAACAGCAGCCGAGCCGTGCGGGCCTTGCCCTCGCGGATGAGTTTGGCGTACCCGTGCGTGTCTTCAGCGACGGAGTTCTCACCCGGCAGGTACATCGTCGACGTCTCGAGCGACCAGGGCTCCGACGACTTGCGTTTCGCTCCCATGTTCCGGCGGACGGTCGCGTACATGCGGCGCAGGTCGGGCAGCGTGTACAGGTGGGTTTCGTCGAAGACGACGAAAGTCTCTTTCCCGCCGTCTTTCGAAGCGTTCGCGCTCGTGGAGGGGCGGATCTCGCCGCCGCCGGGCAGGAGCGTCCGGGTGATTCCAGCGGAATCGCGGGGGAGCCCTTCGGCGAGTGGGCCTTCGGTGAGGTTGAAGTAGACGTTGTCGTACGTGTTCCCGGCCTGCGATTCCTCAGTCGCTATGCACCGGATGAACGGGGCGACGATCGGCCGGCCCATCGGTTCGCCCGGCTCGTACACGTACGTCTCGCCACGGAACGTGTACTTCTCGCCGCCCTTCGCCCAGCCAGCGAACCGGGCCGGTCCGCACGCCTCGAACAGCACATGACGGGCAGCGTGACCGGACTTGTCGCGGCCCTTCGCCCTCGAGATGAACGCCGAGTCGTACAGCCGCCGGCCGTCCGGCCCGAGCGCGTAGAGGTCGGCGGTGAGGCCCGTCAGCTCGAGGTCGAGTTCGACCTTCTCGCCCTGAACGTCGCCGGGACCGTGGAGGCAGAACGTCTCCATCCACCAGACCGCCAACCAGCCGAGCGACCGGTTCGGGTCATGGTCCGGTGAGTGGATCTGTTCACGAGGCACGGGTCAGCTGGTTGCGCCGGTCCTTCAACGACGACACCTTCGGATCATCCACCGTCTCAACCGGGACGTCAGCCTCGACGATGGTCCAGCGGAGCGCCGCCATCCCCTTGGCCGTCAGCCCGAACCGGTCGTCGAGCTCGCGCATCTCCGACGCCCACGCCTTCGATGGTTCCACCGCGTAGATGTCCTCGATCCCAGCCCGGCGCGCCAGGGTGTACACGTCACCCGACGACCATGCCGCTGCCTGCGGGGTCCGCCACGCCCACACCCACCACATGGCGCCACGGATCCCGAGCTCAACCGGAGGATCCGGGATCGGACCATCGAACCCGCCCGCCGGCAACACCGTCGTCGGAATCGTCGGAGCGTTGGTACGCCGCCGGTTCGGATCAGGAAGTGGACCACGTCCAGCCATCAGGTAGCTCCCGTTGCGGGAAGTGAGGACGGCCCATTGCGGGCCAGGAAAGGTACGAATGCGCGTTACCGGACAACACCAGACCCGTATGCAGGGCGAACGCCAGTACCTGCCGTGGTCCTGGCGGGTGGGGGGAGGGGGTCCCTGGCGTGGTGTTCAGGTGTGCGTGATGCCTGGGTGTTGTTCGGGTGGTCTGCGCGCGGTGCCTTGCTTGTGTGCTCGGGCTCGTTGGCCTTCGCGTGCGCTCTTGGTGGCGTGGCAGGGGCGTGCGTGGATGGCTTTGCAGTTGGTGTCGGTGTCGGGTCCGCCTTCGGCTAACGGGATCACGTGGTCCATCTCGTTGGCTCCGAGGAGTCCGCAGACATGGCAGCGTCCTCCGTCTCGAGCGAGGATGCGGAGCCGGCGTGCCCGGTGTGCGGGGGTCGTGGTCCTCGGGTTCCCTTGCCATGTCACGGTTCGGATGGGACGCCATGCTTGCGGCGTTGAGTCGCTGAAGATGCACGCTGACAGATGCGGCAGATGCGGTGCCCGTTGGCCTTGCCGGTGCGGTAGGCCGTGTTCTCTGGTGTGTATTCGTGGCCTTTGGCGCAGTGCGTCTTTCGCGCGTTGATTGCAGGCGGACCGTTGCCTCGCATCGAGTTTTCGGCGAGGGTGCAGGGCTCAAGGTGGGCGGGGTTGATGCAGTGCCGCACCCTGCACAGATGATCGAGCGACTCGCTGGGGATAGGGCCAACGAACGTCAGATAGGACCACCGGTGGGCGAGCTGCTGGTTACTGCCGGTGCGTCGGTAGATGCCGTATCCGTCAGGGTTCCTGCCACCCTGCCAGAGCCAGCAGCCATGTTCGTCGATCACCATGCGCGACCAAAGGCACTCGGCAACTCCTGGCTTCCGTGCCCGTGTGCGCTTCTTGGCTGCTCGTGCCGCCTTGTTCCGGTCGACAGTCAGGGGGTCGCCGTATCGGCGCCACGACTGGTAATGGTTCCAGCACCAGTCGCGTGCCTGTGCTGGTCCGTCGCAGTCCTCGACTGAGCAGGTACGTTGGGCCATGTCGCTGCCTCTTATCCAGGTGGTGGCCGTTCCCCCGACCGTTCGCGCGGTGCGGGGGATCTTCCTTTGAGCGCCCGGTCAGGATTCACGGGGCAGGGGACTTCCGATTTTCAGGGCAGCATATAAGACGGGGGGCCGAGTTACAAGGATGGGATTCGGTTTCATTGATCCATTCGCTTATAACGCTCGCTTGGGTAGATCCTGACGGGCTCTGGCCCGCTGACATCCCAGATGGGTCGGGCCAGCGTCCGATCGATGACCTTGCCTTTCCCCCTGCCGATGTGGTGGATGAGGTAGGCACCGCAGGTGCAGGCGCCCCTACCGTTCACGACGAACAGCCGGCCGCATTCAGGACACTGGACTGCTACTTGCGCCATGTCGACCTCACAGATCGTTGGCTGACCGTCGAATGCCCTCATGGACGGCAAGGGCTACCTCATCGAACAGTTGCGGATCGCTCTCTTTGAGTTCCGCGAGTATCGCGGCGCAGCCGTCGTAGTCCCCGAGCGTCACGGCGGCGATGAAGAACTGCACGATCTCGTCGGGGCTCACGCTGTCGCCTTGCGGCCCATTGCTTTGTCCACCGCTTCTGCCGTCACCCTGAGGCCATCAGCGCGGCGTTCGATAAGTGCCTTCGGGGGCCAGGCTTTCTCGCCGAGGACGAACCCGTAACACCAACTGCACAGGGGTGCTGCGTCCTTCCCGTTCATGGTGCCTTCGGGGGTGCGTCTCACGCTTCCATTGACGATCGCTGACGGTTCAGCACGGGGACGACCGAGCTTGTCAGTGACACGGGCACACGACTGGCACCAGTCGCTCGAATCGTCGCGTGCTTTGGCTGGCGCTGCGTTCACGGGGATCACCGCGTGGGAGGCGATATCCGCGGCGAGCCTGAGGTGGCGTGCTGCTTCCGCTAGGTGGGCGTCGAGGACGGAGGGTGCGACGAACCGGTCGGTGTCCTTGTCCTGAGCGTTCGCTACCTGCTCGCCCGTACGGTCTGGGTGTTGAGGAACCGTGAGGGTGACGGTGACGAACCCGGTCCCGTTGCACTGGGGGCAGTCCCTCACGATGGGGTAGCCGGCAGGGCAGAGCGGGCACCGTTCCTCGAACGGGTGCGTGATGTTCGTAGCCCCCCCCTGACCGTTACCCCCGGCGGGCCATCCAGCGGCGTACTCGACGAGCTTCTCGATTGCTTTGGTTGCGAGAGGGGTGCCCTTCGGCTCCAGATGGCGCAACACCTGGGCCTGTTCAGTACCCGCCACCAAGATGGAGAGGTCTTCTGCTGCTGAACGCAGGAGCTGGTTCCGCTGCTTGTCTTTCAACTGCAACCCCTCGCGGTCATGTTGGGTCCTCTGTAGGAAACGCAGCCACGAGGTGGTCGGCCACATAGACAGCGACCTCTTGCAACAGGTCGTTGGAGTCGATGTCTTCACGGTCCATGTAGTCGAGCAGCGCCTCAATCAGATCGACCGCTCCCATGACCAGCGCCCGTAGGTCTTCGCGTCGCAGCGGTATGAGCAGGTCGCGTGTGGCGTTGTCCAACATCTCCGGGTCGTCGCTGCGACTCGCCGCTACAAGAGCAACAACTCGTTGTGCGGCGGTCAGTTCAGCGACGCTGTACGGATCAGAACCCATTGCTCACTCCTCCGGCTTTGGGGGAACAACACCCGACGCGGCCACGGGCAAGGGAGCACGCCACCCATCCTCAACGAGAGCAATGCTCGCGTCGTACTCGGCACCACCGATATGCGGAGCGAGCGTGATCTTGTCGAACCACGCGGCAATCTCGTACCCACCGGGTTCCGTGATCGGAGTGCCTGAGTAGTTGAGCGACCAGCGTAGGCCGGTGTTCTCGATCTGGTAGTCGACGTTGCAGTGACCGGGCGAGCAGCCGAGAGGGTGGATGATCTCCCACTCGTCGGGGTCTTCGTCCTTGTCCTCGGGCACGTCCCAGACGTAGAGCCAGTGACTCTCGTACGTCTTCATGGCTTCTCCTTTGGGGGAACAACACCCGACTTCGGATCACGGCGAGGCGGACGGAGCAGGTCGCCCAACAGTCTCGCCGCGAGTTTCGATACGTCCATGTGCTCAGCATTCGCCCGGGACTCTAGGGACCGCCATTGAGGGCGGGTCAACTCGATTCGGACGGACGGCTTTGGACGTTCCGGCGAGGCCGGTCCCGTCGAGCAGTGGCAGCCCGAGCCAACGGCACCGCCCCAGCATCCAGGCATGAGTCGGTCGTCCTCGGTGAGTTTCGATTCATCGCCGTTGGCCCACCCGGAAAGTGCGGCGTCGCGCATGTCGGGGCAGTCATGGCACCAGGGCGGGCAACGGTGCGCCTTCACGGTCGTTCGCACTCGGTCTCCTTTGGGGGAACAACACCCGACGCGGCCTTCTCGACTGCTTCATCGAGCACGACTTCAAGATTGGACAGCCCGAGCGGGTCTTCGCCGTACGTGTGCTCCATCTTGCTGAGGGTGAACCGGCGCATCCACTCGATGTGCTCGCGAGCGCTCTTGGCGAGTCGTTCGTTCTCGGCTTGAGCAGCAACCAGGGCGTCAGCGAGAGCCTGTCCGGTGATCGCGATTAGTAGCCGGTCGCCGCTGTCGAGCGCCTGGTCCCAAAGCGCCGGGAGGTCGGCAGCGGTCATCGAAACAGCACCCAACCCACGCCGACACCCACAGCGATACCTGCACCTACTCCGACGATAAGCCCGGCCCACAAGAGCGGGCGGAAGTCAATGTCCATCATGTGTCTCCTCGGTTGGCGCGGATCTGTTCGAGTTCCTCCACCGACAACTCAGCCACGCGGACTCCATTCCTCGCAAGCGCAGATAGCGGGCACGAGCGTCGGAAGCAGCCCCGTACACAGTCCGAAGTCGTGATGGTCGCTCAAGCCGTGACCGCACTTGCACAGACGAACGGGCTTTGTTGTGGGTTCTCCAGGATCAGTCACGCGCGGTCCTTTCGGTTTGGTAGAACCACAAAACTCACGCGCCGGCCCCTTGATGCCGTTTCGATTTCAGCTCTGCGATCTGAGCCAACCGGCGCGCACGCGTCAGTTCATCCAGTTCGGGCGGGGCGAGGTCGGTGCCGGTCCGTTTGGCAGCGTTCGCCTCAGTGCTCGCGATCGGGGCTTCGTCTTCTGCTGCTTCTGACAGATCGGGCTCTTGGGGGTTCTGCTCGTCGCGGTCTTTCTTTTCATCTTCTAGGTGTGTAGGAGGATTTGTCCTGGGAGGACAGTTAGTGGTGTCCTCCGCGCTCACTTCAAACTGTCCTCCGCGCTCACTTTGGCTCGCGCGATCCGCCACATGGGCAGCCCACTTCTCGTCCAGAGCGTCGAGGTCCAGGTGCCACTGCAAACGGGGCGGAACGCCCACCCGCTTGACCGTCGCGACGCCCATGCCCTCGAGCCGGGTCCGGGTCGTGTCGAACGGGCGCCGGCCGACCAGGATCTGCTCCGCGTCGGCGTGGCCGAACCAGCAGTCACCGTTCTCGTCGGCCGAGTAGGTGAGCTGCTGCAGCATCAGCGCGGCCTCGATGGAGCCAAGCCAGCGGGCGACGTCGGGGACGAACACGACGACCATCTGCGTGCCCGTGAGCAGCGAGGAGAGCGAACGACGGGACGCGCTCACGGGGTGGCGATCTCCGGCGCTCGTCCAACCGCGCACATGCGGTCGAGGAGCTCGCCGGCCGAGTCCTGCAACGCGGTCGTCGTCTCCTTAAGCGCGGCCCGAGCGGCGGCCCGAGCGGCGGCCCGAGCGGCGGCCAAAGCGGCGGCCCGAGCGGCGTCCCGAGCGGCGGCCAAAGCGGCGGCCCGAGCGGCGTCCCGAGCGGCGGCCAAAGCGGCGTCCAAAGCGGCGTCCCGAGCGGCGTCCCGAGCGGCGGCCCAAGCGGCGGCCCGAGCGGCGGCCGCAGCGGCGCGCGCGCTCGTCTGGGCATGCTTGATCACGGGCATCGCAGCCCGAGCGAGGTCGGCGGAGGTGAGCTCGCCGAGCTGCTCGAGCTGGTCGGCCTCGTCGTTGAGACCCGAGCGTCGGAGCCATGCGGGTGTGAAGACGCGGACGAGCCAGTCGGTCGCCATCCAGGCCCGGACCTCTTCGTCGGCGTCGGTCGTGCGCGTGCCGATGACCTTCGTGATGAACGGCTTCAGAAGCCGGTCGCGGTCCGCGTCGCCGAGGGTGTCGTTCCACGAGATGCAGAACGAGCTGATCGCGCGCGACACACACTGCGGCCGGTCGGACCAGGGTTCGCCGGCCAAGTACGAGGCCATCTCCATGACGCAGGCACCGTCGTCGATGGAGGAGTGCTTGCCTTGCTTGAGGTGGATGGCGTCGAGGTCGACGTCGGTGCGGACGATGGTCATGGTTCGTTCCTTCCTGGGTGACGCGAGAGCAGCAGCCCGCGCGCGTGGGCCATGTTCGGGTTCGCGTGGATCGCTGCGTGGCAGCCCGTAGGTCCGCCACAGACCCACAGGAGGTTCTCCGGGGCGTGCGTCCCGCCCTGGGAGCGCGGGAGCTTGTGGTGCGCCTGAGAACCGACACGACGGCACTGAGGACCGACCATCGCCTCACACCTACCGCGGGCCCGTTCGAACACGACGAGACGCGCCGCGTCGAGTTCTTCGCGTTCGAGCTCGGCTCGCTGTTGAGCGCGTTTCGAGGGCCGCAACCAGCGGCGCCGCGTCGCCATGCGTGGCTGCTTCTCGATCCGGTTCACGTCGCGGGTCACGGGACGGCCTCAACCTGGACCGCCGGCCCGACCTCGGGTTCACGGTCACCGGGAAGGAACGACGGCCCGACCACAACGATCACAGCGCACACGGTCACGGTCACGATCCAGAGCCGGGCGCGCCGCAACTGGTCGCGCCGCCGCTTGCGGAGCACCCGCGCCTGGCGGGTCACTGCTGCGCCCGGCGGACGCAAGCCACGCACCGCGGGTCGGGTTCCTGGTGCTCCCCGCACAGGTGGCGGAGCACGACGACGGGGATCCGCAGGAACGGTCCCGCGTGCCGTGGCCGGGTCAGGTCGTACCCGAAGGAGGTCACGCTCCGACCTCGACCGTGAACTGGCCGTCACCGACCTCGCCGAGCACTTCCCACTTCGCGTCCGTCTGGACCAGGAACGCGCACAGCCCCTGGAACAAGCCGGTGTCAGTCCCGTGGACAAGGACTCGCCACTCGAGTTCGGCGGGTACTGGCTCTACCGGGGAGTCGGACCGGGAACCAGTACCCGCCACCACCACGGGCGACTGGTGAGGTGCTCCTGTGGTGGCCCCTTCGCCGACCGGCGGCTTAGGGGGTTCTGCTTCTTCGGCGGCGACCACGCAATCATTGCAACGAGAAGAGCGCCAGCCCGTCCCGTACGGGACAGTCACGACACCAGTCCCTCCACAGGAGGCGCACTGGTCGTCGGGGGAAGGAGGCGATGGACGGGCTGCGGGACCCTCGCCGCCGTCACCGATCGGCGCGCCTCCTTCCCCGACGCTTGTGGTGGGCGGGGCGGTCACCGACGCGGGCGGACCCGCTCCGTCTTCCCCGTTGCCCTGGCCGGCCTCAGACCCACCCTCATGCCCTGCTGGGCACCCCTCAAGACAGACGAGAACACCCGTCGCTTTGAAGTGCTCCATGTCGTACGTGTGATCTTCCGGTCCCTGTACCGGGCCCGGCGGCGGCAAGAAGATCGGCGCTGCAGCGGGTTCCGGGCGCGGTTTCGGGGCCGTGACCGCCTTCACTGCTTTCTCGATGTTGACGCTTCCGCCCAGAAGTTGACTTCCGAGCAGCGCCCGCACTTCCGACTCGTTCTCAGCCGCCTGGCGCAGCCGGTGACCCCACCGCGGAGAGAACCCGAAGTCCTGAGCGTCGAACCACCAGCCGAACTCCTTGTCGCCCTCGATCAGTGAGCGGGCCTTCTTGAGCTGATGCCCGATCGCGAAGTAGACGTCCACGATCTCGGTGGCTGCCTTGCGGGCGTTCTCCCACTCGTCGCGGATGCCGCGGGCGAGATCGTCGAGCCTTCCGCTCTGGGGTACGACCTTGCTCATGCGGCTCCTCTAATCGTCTTCTCGGCCGGGCAGACGTCCCGGTGATCGCGGTGAACCTCCGCACGGTCTCGGTCCTCACCCGCGGGCACCCAATGCGCCGACCACCGCTCCGCGACGACCTGGCCGTCAGCGTCGAGCCGTGCCTGCTCGTAGTAGAGGGCGTACTCACCGTCAGCCGACGGGACGACATCGAACGGTTTCCGGTACCCCTTCACCGTCGTCGCCCACTGCACCGGAGCGCCGCACCCTTTGCACACCGAACGGCGACTCACCGGCCGACCCGCTTCTCTTCGCGTGGCACCGCGCGCCCAGCCCTCGACCGCCACGGAGCGAAGTTCATCTCCAGCACCCTGAGCACCGGCCGCGCCGCCGGGTCACCTGCGATCAGCCCGTCGTCGATCGTCGTGATCGCGTTCCTGACCGACCGCATCACCGCCCGGTGTTCCGAACGCAGGAGGGAGTACCGGCGGTACAGGCCCGCCGGGCGCGTGCGGTGCAACCAGAGCGCGGTCAGGCACATCTGGGCGACCCAGCAGACGATGAGAGTCCAGAAGATGGTCACGGGGCGAGCACCGCCTCTGCCTCCGCCGCTTCGAGCTTCGAATGCAGGAAGTAGTTCCGCGACCCCACCCACAAATGGAGACCGAGGCCGAGGCGCATCGCGCACCGCTTGAAAGCGTCTGACGCGGCGTCCTTCGCTCGTTGCCCGTCCGTCTTCCAGTTCCCCGGGTTCTCGCAATCACCGACCTCGACGATCGAGACTTCCCGCCCGTCGATGGTGACGGTGAGTCGGCAGAGCGCCCCCTGTACCACTGTCGCGGTCTCGACCTGGCCCTTGATCGTGTAGTCGCCAGTGATCAGTTTCACGACATCGAACGAGTACGGCCCGACAACCTGTAGGAGCCGTTGCGTGACCATCGCGTGGTTGACGTAGTCACCGCCCGCGCCGCCCGGCTTCTTGTCGATCAGCGAGTCGGGGAACGGGACGGCCAGGTCGGCGAGTTGGCTCATCCGAGGACGTCGATCGCGATCTGACGGGCACGGTCCGACCCGTTCACCGAGGGACGCATCCGCTTGATCGTGCGGAGCGCAGCCGCGAGTCGTTCCTTCTCCGCCCGTTCGGTGTCGCGTTCTTCCAGGGCGGCGAGCAGCTGATCGATCAGGCCGTCGCGTTCGGCCTGCACGGTCTGCCGGCGGGCGGCTTCGTCTTCGATCTGCTTCCGGAGCGCGGACCTTTTCGGCTTCGACTTGTGGTGTCCCATCAGACCTTCCATCCCTGTCGACACGACTGGCACGTCACGTCATGGCGCTGCGGGTCCAGAGCGGTGAACACCGCCGCCGCGCACATGCAGCACTCGGCCTCGTAGTGCGGTGCGGCTTGCTCCTGGTCGAAGCGCTCCTGGAGGTACCGCTCCTCCGCGAGTCCCGCCTCGTGGTCGTCTTTCATGCGGGCGTACTCGGCGGGATGCAGGTACCGGGGGTTCGAGATGGCCGGATCGATGGACTCTTCGATCACCTGGTCTTCGGTGCGGTACTCCATCCCCAACCCCCTCCCGATCCTGTGGATGAACCTGTGGACAAATCACAGGCGTGTAACTCGATTTCGGGCCGTAAGAGAGCCCCGACCCTCCGTCCCAGGTCGGGGCTCTCTTAGGCGTGCGTCATGGAGACCGGGAGACCGGCGCGGATACGGACCGCGTCGATCACCCGGCAGATCAAGAGCGTGTCGAGATGCGTGCAGAGCTGCCCGAGCCCCGGCCCGTCGTCAGTGCCCGAGAACAGGGAGTGCGCCGCGTTGATCACGAGTCGTTCCCCGGTCGAGAACGAATGCTCCCCGTACATGGCAGGCCAGTCGATGCGGACCTCACCATGCGACACGCCGATCGCCGCGCCGATCCTGTCGTCCGGAAGCAACGATCCCAACAGGTAGAGGGCGGACTGGTATCCGAGGTCGAGCGGGTGCGTCACCTCGATCTCGAGCTCCGCTACCAAGTCGTCGTACGAGTAGGTCACCTGCGTTCCTCCTGGATCAGAGCGGACTTCGTCGTCGCCTTCTTGAGCGCGGCCTCATAGAACTGGCGGGCGACGAACTCGGGACCGGTGAACTCGGGGACACCGTTGATCCACACGATCCACCGAGGTGCCGCCGACTGATCCGCAACCAGGAACGAACGGATTTCGGACGACGGCACCTCGAGGTCGGATGGGTTCGCCGCATCGTCTGCGGGACCAGGCGCGACGGCTTCCCCACCATCGCCGGTCTCGGCCCACCCTCCGAACGGTGTACGCGAGAGAACGGCTTCGCCTCTCACGACAAGCCCCGCACACGCGACGCCGGCGCTCCGCCTGCACCGTCGAGGTAGGTGAGGAGGCGGCAACGGACACACCCGTCGCGGTCATGGTCCGCGGCCCGGTACTGCTCGTGGCGGGCGAGTTCGGCCAACAGTTTCGTGACCCGGTTGTCATCCTTCGACGTAGCGGGCGCTGATGGGTGGTCCGCCCATTCGGCGAGGTCAGCGGCGACCGCGACCGGGAACTCGATCACCTGGCCGACCGCCCTCTGAATGACGGGGACCTCACACCATCCGGTCCGGTGCTCGTACCGGCGGGCGTGGACCGCGCAGGTCTCGACGGTCTGTTCCGCGAACGTCTCATTGAATGCCCGTGTCACGGTGAGGCCGCATGGCTGCCTGTGCTTGTCCGACGAGACCCGCTCCTGACAGATGCCGAGCGTCTCCGAAGTCAGCATGACCATCGCCCCCCGGCCCAAGGTGCAGTGCCCTGCCACGAGTAGAGGTGCTGCGCCATCGCGTCCTGATCCGCGGGCGACGCCTGCGCAGGGTCAACACCGACGAGGTCGGTGCGACCCGCGTGACGCGCCGTGTTGTCCCAGGTGGACGTGGCGAACTGGTAGCCGCCCCTCCACTCGCCACCCGGACTGACAGCCCCGTACTGGCCCTCAGATTCCCGGTCAAGGACGCACGCGAGGAACCCTTCGGGTGCGTGTTCCGGGGTTGTGGGCGGGAGCTGCTCCCGTACCTTGGGGGGCAGGGTCGTCGTCGTTGTAGTCGTGTTGCCAAGGACGACGTACGCAGTGATCAACAGGTTCTTGACCCGCGCTTCCTGCCGGGCAGCCGGGTTGTCGGTGAGGGCTTCGCGTTCCATCGTGGACGTCACGACGGCCTCGCGATGCGGGGGATGGTCTGGGCGCGCGATGAGCGCGGTCCCGACGACGAACACGGCGACGAGAACGAGTCCGGCGATGGCGCGTAGCAAGAGGTTCTCCGGGGCAGGGGACAGGGGTTCACCGGGCACCACCGAACGCGGCGAGGCGTTCCTCGATGCTCTGATGGACGAGGACCCACGCTTCGCAAGCGGCGTGAGATTCGAGCGGGTGCGACACTGCGCGCAGGCAGGAGCAGTGCGCCCGGTACAGGCCGCGGTCCTCTTCGATGCGTGCGAGGTGGTGTTCCTGGGGCCGTCCCAGGTCCGCCGCGCCACCTGGAGGAGCGACGTTGTCCGGGACGGCCCGCAGAACATGGAGGGACCGGCCCTCAGTCGGACGCTCCGAGACCGGCGACCTGGGCAGGTTGGGGCGATCGATCGGAGCGTCCGACTCAGAACCGGTCCGCATGGCTTGCGCTACGAACAAGGCGAACATGAACGACAGGCACGAGAGCCCCATCAGGAGCTCGGGAAGAAGATCGAACATCAGGCGTCCTTCGTTGCCGGGGAGCGGACACCAGCAGCGACGAGCGCGTCGAGGTCGGCGCGCCGGAACCTCCACCAGCCGCCGGGCGTCTTGTACGCGCCGACCTTGCCGGTGCGCGCCCAGCTCTTCAGCGTGTCCTCGTGAACTCCGAGGATGGCTGCGGCTTCGATGGGGCTCAGGTCGTACTCGGTGGCGTCCATGTTGATCGGCAGTCTGTAGGGGTTTCCTTCAAAGTTCAAGGACCCTCAGAAGAAAGAAGGATACGTCCCGGTACTGGCGGATTGCCACACTTCCTGGCAGACTTCACCTATGCAGACCGTCGCCCTGGACCCGTTTGAGGAGCGGACATGCGAGGCGTTCGACCTCCTCATGCGGATCGCGAACATCTCGAACCAGCACTTCGGAGAGCGCGTCGAACTCAGCCACGCGTCGGTGCAGGCGAAGCGCAAGCGCGGAGCTCGCATCCGGGCCGGGCAAGCCGAGCGGTTCGCTGATGCGCTCGGCGTGCCGAGCGACGTGCTGCGGATGACGCGAGCGGAGGTGTTCGCTTGGCTTGCGGAACACCCCGAGTGGGCCGCCAGGGACTCGAACCCTGAACCAACGGGTAGAGGGTTTTCGGTCGACCGGCCCAGGACGCGGCCACCCGCGCCTAACGACACTCTGACCCCTTCTTCACACTCGCCTTACAGGCGTCACGCGAGAGTGCATCCAGGCGGGGTCAGGACGCTGGGGGCAGCGGCATGACTGGAGAGATCGAGGGACACCTCGCGCACTTGCACCACCTCGGACGCAGGCCGGGGACCATCTACCAACGGCGGTGCTGCTTGCACCGCTTGTGGCGATTCATCGGGCGGGACCCGATCGACGCGACCCACGCCGAGCTCCTGGATTTCGTGTCGAGGGGCAACCGGGGAGCCGAGACCAGGTGCGCCGAGATCTCGCATCTGCGCGGGTTCTACGCGTGGCTCGTCGAGCACGACCACCTGGCCGTGAACCCTGCGGTCCGGCTCCGACGTCCGCGCCGGCCACGGCGCCTGCCGAACCCGATGCCCGACGACGATCTGCGTCTGGCGCTCGACACTGCGCCCGAGCCGATCCGCACCTGGATCGCTCTCGCCGCGTACGGCGGACTGCGGTGCTGCGAGATCGCCCAGCTGCGCGGCGAGGACTACGTGCGTAGCCAGGCGATCCTCGTGATCCGGGAGCAGAAAGGCGGCGACACGGGTGTCGTGTCGGTCGGTCCCGTCCTCGGCGAGATCCTCTCGGGCCAGCCGTTGACCGGTTGGTGGTTCACCCGCTGGGATGGGGTGCTCGAGCCGATCCATCCAGGCCAGTTGCAGCGCCATGCGAACCGGTGGCTCCACGCCCAGGGCATCACCCACACGATGCATTCGGGGCGCCACTGGTACGGGACCCATCTGCAACGGTCGACGGGGAACCTGCGGATCACTCAGGAGTGCCTCCGTCACCGGACGCCAGTGTCGACGGCCGGGTACACGTTCGTCGGTGCTGGTGACGTCGCCCAGGCCGTGGCTGATCTCCCGCGGATGACCGTCTAGTGATTCCACTGGAATCGCGCCGAGACGCGAAGAAGCTCCCGTCACCGTGCCCGAAGGCAGGGTGACGGGAGCTGTCCGTTCTTCGCTCTCACACACCGGCGCTGACCGGCGCGAGACCTGTTAGCCGTCGAGGAACACGCAGCCCGGGTACAAGCGCGACGCCTTCCGCTTCGCGTACCAACGCAACGCGTACCCCTGAGAGCTCGCGCCGACCACACGATTGTTCCCGGCGACGGCACGCCAGCGGTGCTTCCCCCGATGATCCTTGTAGAGAAACACGCGGATCGGGCTAGCCATCGGTGGCCGGCGAACCATTCGAGACGCCGTACACGCCCAACGCGGTCGCGAGACCAACCGCGCCCGACAACCACTCCGAACTCGAAATGGCCGAGTTGTCGCTCGTGACGACAAGCGCCGCGAACGCGATGCACGCACCAACGACCGCGGTGATCGTCTTTCCGTACGGACCCAGATTGATCATTCGGTGTCTCCTTCGGTTCGGTCGACCCGGACGGTCAACGCTTCGACTTGCGACTGCAACACGATCACCGTCCGCTCAAGACCGTCGATCTTCCGGCGATCCTCGCGACGCTCCCGCAAACACTCTTCCGTTTCGGCTTGCGCTACCCGCAGCTCGGAACGGACCGCGCCGTACTCGGCGCGAAGAGCGATGATCTCGTCGTCCTGATCTTTGATGAAGATCCGTTCGTACCGGATGACCAGCCGGACGAGGACAACGGTCGTGGCGAGAGATCCGAGACCGACGATGATGGCCTGGGGTGAGAGATCAAGCCCTCCCGCTTCAAACCCTGCCGCTGCGATCACTCCGGCCGTCCTTCCTGCGGTAGAGACGGTCTCGTTCTAGGTAGACCGAACCGACCAGCATGAGGGACACGACAAGCAGCACTTGGGTGCCGCCGCGGATGATCCGGTCGGCGGTGCTGACATGGGCGGGGGCGACAAGCGCGAGTTCCCACATGCGTTCAACGACTCCGAAGATCAGGATCGAGATCGCGGCGATGAACCCGGCCCGCCAATGCAACCAGCCCGCCGCGAAAAACAAACCCCCCGCGGTCGCGTAGATGACCGCGAGTGCTGTCCCGTACCGGGTGAGGACACTGCCTCCGCTGCCCCAACCCGCGGCCATGAGCATGCTGGTCGTCCCGTAGATGGAGAGAACGACCCGGGTTCTGACATGGAACGCACGGGCCGCGGGCACCGGTCAGGCGTTGACCGTCGGAAGCACGTCCCAGGTCGCCTTGGAGACGATCGTCACGTTCGGGTTCCCGCCCTGCACACCGCAGAGCCATTGGAACTCGCCGAGCATCTTCGGTGACAGCATGATGATCTTGGACTGGCCGTCGGTGACTGCGATCGCGTCGCCGCCGGCTGTCTGGATGAAGCTCATGCGCTTCGCCTTCCTCTTGATCGGTGCGGGCGCGGACGGGGCCGCACCAGGGAGCGGACCGAGCGTCGTGCGGGAACTGAGCGCGAACGACTTGGCGAGCTGGAAGTGGATGTGGTCGCGGTGCGGGTTCGTCGTGTACGCCCGGATGTAGGGACGAGAGTCGGTCCAGATCTGGCCGTCCCAGATCCCCTGTACCAGTCCGATCTGGCGCGCGCGGACGATGAGCAGCCCGAAGATCTCCTGGCCGATCGAGTTCCGGCCGCGCCACGCCGGCTTGATCCCGATGTCCCCGGCCTCCGCGGGGTTGCGGGCGTGGGGGCTGATGCTCCCCCCATCGGTACGCGACGAAGGGTTGTAACACCCGGCCGAATAGGTCTTACCCTCCCACCGCGGGTAGTTCAGAACCTCGTTCATCACTCGCGTGATTCCGGCGCCGCAACTCATCCCGAGCCTCCCGTTTCCGCTGGCGCATCTTCGCCTGGCTCTTCCGCAACTGAGCATTCCGACAAGTGCGGCAGAGCCGGTAACCCTCCGCATCGCGCACGGTGTTCTCCGGCGTGTATTCGTGGCCGTGGAGACAGTGCGTGCCCTTGTACGAACGCAGAGGAGAGCGACGAAGGTTCTCTTCCATCGTCACCGGCTCTAGGTGCATCGGATTCACACACGCACGGTTCCGGCACAGGTGGTCGATCTGTAGCCCCTCAGGGATCGGACCGACGATCAGCTCGTACATGAGCCGGTGCGCGAGATGCGTCTTCCCGGCGCGGCCGCCGATCCTGAGTGCTCCGTACCCTGCGGGTTGTCTGGCTGCGGTCCACTCCCAGCAGCCGTTCTCGGTGCGGGTGAACTTGCTCCAGAGCCGTTCGGCCAACGTAGGCTTCGGCATCTCACTACCTCCATCACAGGTGGTGGGCGGAGCCGGGGGCGTTGACGCGCCGCCCGGCTCACTCACCCTCTCACGAGGGTGGGACGGTCAGCCGGCGTTGTACGCCTTCCCTTTCCAGCGGGGGTAGTTGAGGATCTCGTTCTGCACGCGCGCGATGCCAGACCCACAGCTCATGGCGTGCTCCTTCTCGATGTGTTCGAGGTGGCTAGAACCAGGCGATAATGACGATCAGACCGGGCGCACCAGCACCACCGACGCCGGAAGCGACCGTCCCCGCACCACCACCGCCGCCACCCGCTCCGTAGAGGCCACCCGCACCGCCCGCGCCCGCGGTACCAGCACCACCTGAGCCGCCGCCGCCACCGCCCGCGCCGACGAGATGCGTGTTAGCTCCACCCGCTGTACCGGCACCAGCTCCTGATGCGGAACCTGCACCGGATGTCGCGTTGAACCCGCCGAGCGCGCCGATGCCACCAGCGCCACCCGCTAGTCCTGAACCGCCCGACGTAATGCCGCCGCCGCCACCACCCGCACCGGGGTTCAGCCCGCCCTGGGAGCCGCGTGCTGCGGTCGCTGTGATGTTGGAGCCGCCGCCGTACCCGGAGAGAAGGTCGAGGGTTGGGGTGCCTGCGGTGATCGGCCAGGTGGTGACGTCGATAAACCCTTCGGTGCCGAACACGCCGCCAACTCCACCGTTCGTGACGCTCGAACCGCCTCCGAAGCCCCCAACCCCGCCCCCTGCCCTGGCGAAGTAGGTCGCGCCTTCGAACACCGACGAACCCCCGCCGTCTGTAGCAGTGTTCCCGTTCGTGTTGTTCGTCGACTGGGACGCGCCACCGCCACCGCCCGCACCCACCGTGCAAGTGAGCGCAGACGAGACGTCCGCAGCGTCGATATCCACAATCGCGATCGCGGCCGGACCACCACCACCACCACCCGAAGCGGACGTCGCAGCCCGCCTACCGGACCCGCCGCCCCCACCACCACCGATAACGATCACGCGGATGGCTTTCACTCCCGCCGGCTTCGTCCAAGTGTGCGGCGAACCCGACAGAACATAGGTGTCGATCGTCGCGGTACCAGCAGCCCCGAGATTCGTCCGGGCATCAGCCCCAGTGCTCGCGCCCGTCCCGCCATCCGCGACCGGCAAATCCGTCTGAGCAGCCAGGGCAGTGAGTTGGGCATCCAACGGTTGCGACGCCGCCTGAGCCGCAGCAGCAGAACCCGCCGGATCGAACGCCCCCACATTCTGAGCAGCCGCCGTACCCAACGCAGACTCCAGGGCATAAGCAGGGTGCGGGTCCCCCGCCGCCACATGCGCCGACAGAGCACCAGCCGCCGTAGCCTCCGCCCCAGACTGGGCAGTCGTCGCTTTCGTCTGCGCCCCCGTAGTCGTCTCCAGGGCACTCGTATCCGCGATCCCATGAACTGACGTCGTGTCCGCGCTGTGGGCCGATACGGCGCTCGCAGCCGTCCCAGCAGGGTCAGACGCAGCAGCAGCAGCGTTCGCCTTCGACGTAGCGTCAGCAGCCGCCGTCGCCTCCGCAGCAGCCTGAACCGCAGCATGAGTCGACCCGGTGTGAGCTGCCGCTACCGCGATGTTGACCTCGTCCTCGGGTGACTCCGTCAGATCGAAGTCCGCGCCCAAGAAATCGAGAGCCGTCACCGACGCGTCGACGGTCGTCCCGTTCTCCTTCACCGTCAGGGCCGAACCCGACCCCGACGCCTCGGATGCGACCTCGGCGATAGCGGCCTGAACATCCGTCGCCGCGATCGTCCCGACCGGAGTGAACCCGATATCGCCAGCGACGAACGACAGGGCAGCGATCGCAGCGTTCAGCTCGGACTGCACCACCACGTCAGGGTCCGCAGAACCCGACGGTCCCGGAGGCCCGAGACCGGCCGCTTCGATCGTGGTCGCGGTCGCGACGTACTGGAGGGTCGTCTCATCGCGGCTGTAGACGAGAGTCGTAACGGTCGTCATCGTGACACGTCCCCGAGGATCTTGACCTTCCACGACACCGGCGTCCGAGGTTTGCTGTCCCGTGTTTCTTGGAAGTCCATGAACACCGTCTGACCCGCCGGCAGATCAGCCGTACCCACCACGTCGCCCACAGTCTCGGCTTCGATGGTGAGCACCACGAACGGTGGGTCCGCTTCCACGTTCGTGTCGTCGATCACACACTCGGCGAGGACCGGCGACGTCAGGTTCTCGTTCGCTCGGATCTGCGCGAGGAACGTCGCAGTCGTCCAGTCGATCACGTTCTCGTCCTCGTCCTCCGCTGGGAGGATGATCTTGTGTGCGAAGTAATCCCCGCGTTTGAGGTTCAAGCGTTGGTATGCCATGTAGTCCACGTCCTCATCAGGATCGAAGTTGGGCTAGGCGAACGGGTAACGGACAGACGCAGCTCCGACTCGCGCCGACGCTGACGGTGACCATGTGTTCGTAGGTGCGTACGACGAATACGCGACCGCAGATGTCGCAGCCGACCCGACACCCAGGGCGGCAGCGTTCGTTTGGACCGCCCCGAGGGGAGCTGCGCCACCGATAGCGATTACGGACTGTCCCCACCAGAGCCCGTTCGCGACCGTCTTCGCGGTGATCGGCAGGCTGTAGGTGGGTGCAGTGGCGGTGGCGTCTTTGGTGCCGACGACGGCTTCGCGGATCGTGATCGTGATCCACCCGGACCGTTCCGCCACCCACTGGTAGACCGCGCTCGACGGCGCTACCGAGTACCCGGTGAGCGTGGGTGTCCAGTTGAACGCAGACGGGAACCCCGGCGGACAGTCCGCGTGCGAGTACCGGCGGTCTTCGATCGTCGCCGCCGCCATCACATGGTCCGTGTTCACAATCAGGTTCACGGTCGTCACATCAGCCGCGAACGACACCGACCCGACCACCCCGTAGTCGACGGAACCGTCCCCATCGTCGTACGAGACCTTCGTCCCCGGCTTCAACCACGTCGCACCCAACGGGTGCTCGTTCGGGTCGGTCTCGACGGTGAACTGGTGGTTGCCGGTCCGCACCCAGACGTGGGTGTCCGACATCCATGAGTCCCATTCGGCGAGACCGCCACCCGGCTTCATCCGCAACTTCGTGTACGAATCGACCACTTCGTTATCGACTCCTCCAGGGTCCACGATCTCGGACCGCAACATCATCAGCTGGTAGGGCAGCAGGAGCGTGTGGATCGTGTACAACGAGTCGGCGGCTTGCGGAGCAACACCAGAGAGCGGATGGACAAATCCGCCATACGTGTAACCGTTCGTGTTCCCGAAATCGCTACCGTCAGTCAACCGTCGGGCTGGCCCCCAAGTGATCAGGTCGTCTGAGAACCGAACTTGGTTTTGGAGCCCGATCGAGAACGATGCGACCCACACCGAAAGTCCCGGATGGAACGCGAGACCGAACGACGTGACCGAACCATTCGCAGCTCCCGACCAGTCCGTCCACCCCAGGTGCTGACTGTCGGCCTCGTCAGAAGACCAGTTCGCGTCGCTGGTCGGGTCGCCGCCCGTCCAATACTCCCAAGCCGACTTATCGAGAATGTCGCCCGGTAGGACACGCATCAGGATCAGGGCCGGGTTCCCGACCGCGATGACATGCGGGGCTGAGAACCCAGCGTTGTTGTCGGCGTCGTAATAGGGGGCGAACCCCTGGACCCGGGCCGATTGTTCGGGAGTGTTCGCCCAGTCAGCCGTGCTCCGGGTCCAGGTCGTGGCGTCGCCGCCGTCGTCCGAGTACCACAGTTCGCAGCCAGCGTTATAAGCGAACGCCCCGTTGTAGAAGCTGTTGAAGCACACAGCCACTTGCCGGAACCCGCTGGTCGCTCCAGCTTCGGGGACCGAACACGCCCCGACCGGGAACAGCCCGACCTTCCGTGACGTGACAAGGTCCGCGGTGTCGGTCACGTTGGGGAGATGGACGGTACAACCGGTGTAGATCCCGCCGGCCCGGTTCGGGTAGAACGCGTTCAGGATCCTGAACGTCGTCGTGGATGGGACGTCGAAGATCACCCAGTCGCGGTTCGTGACGAGCTCAGCGATGGGGGCGGTGCTGCCGGGGATCGGGTACCGGTCCCAGCCTTGGATGACATACGCGCCCGCACCCGCGACCCCGTTACCCGAAAGGGGGGTGCATCCCGTCAGTTGCGTCGGGGTGGCGTCCGTGTACTCGAAGATGCACGCACCGGAAAAGGTCTGGACCGCGACTCTGCGTTGCGTTGCGGTCCCGAGCGAACCGACGAACCCGAACCCGTGAGCTACCCCGATCGTGGCCGCGTTCGCGGTGAACACGGTCGGGTTGCCGAGCGAGTCCCACATGCCCGTCAGGGTCGCCTGCTTGGACGGTACGTCTTCGATGTAGACCGGCGGTCCGCTTGACCGCGGGTTACTACCGGTGACAGGGAGCCCATGCGGGGTTGACGTGGTGACGGTCACGTAACCGCTTGTGCGGGCGATGCCGAGCACCCCTATCGATGTTCCTGGCCCGCCGTCGATCTGTGGGTAGACGTCTTCGATCGCTTGTGTTGTCTGCGGGAACGGGAACGGTTCAATCGCGGTGCCGTCCGCGTGGGTGAGGAACGTGTCGATTTCCATGCCCGACCCGAGGTCGGTGGTCGAGCTGGTGGCGAGAAGATTCCCGCGGAGACCGCCATGCGTGCGCGGGTCGCCCGTGTGTACCCGTTGCGCCACCCCAGCCCCATCGAGCGTCCCACTACCGCAGACGTACTCGACGCCGTTCAGGTACGGGGTCGCGCCGCCACGGGTCTCCTGGTACCGGACGACCGCCCACCCGCCCGGGCCGGTGATTCCTCCACCCGAGATGCTCGCGTAGCCGGGGCCGGCGGCGAGCCCACCGACGTTGAACATCAGGATCGTATCGACATCGATCACACCGGCGAGTGTCGTGATGTCACGCGATGGCTGCGCCGCGTTGACGGTCCGTTGTGCGCTCAACGGGTTGAGCGGTACGTCGAACCCGCCGTTCCACCCGGACCCGTAACAGTCCCCGTACAGGATCCCGGTCCGGCCGTCGCCCATGTCCCAGAGAACACCGATATCCCCGCAGAAGAAGTTGGCGTCGACCGAGACCTGCTCGTTCGGGTTCGGAGGGTACGGAGTAGGCCCGTACGGCGGGATCTGCACCCCACTGGCCTGGCACACAAGGTTCGTGGTCCCGACCCTCAGGTCTTCGGCGCTCATCCCTTCACGATGAGCCGGAACTGGTTCAACGTCGGTGTGTAGTCCGTGAAGAACACGGCCCCGTTGTTGTCGTCGATCGGCAGGTAATCGAAATGGTCAACCCGGACGTCCGTGTTCTTGTCGAACATCGTGACCTCGACGTAGTACTTCCCGAGGTTGTGCGTCACCCCGAACAGGGAAGCGCTGCCGTCGCCGATGTCGGTCTCGTAGATCCCGGCGATCGCCCCGCCGGCTTCGAGTGCTGCGAGGCGGGCGTCGAGCTGGGCGAACTGTTCGACCGTCACCGTGGAGCCGTCAGCGGCCATACCACCGACGCGCGACATGATCAGGTCCGCGATCAACCGGTGACCAGCGGCGTTCGGGTGCAGCGAGTCGGACAGGAAGTTCGCCGGGTCGCTGTCGAGCAGCCCGTCGATGTCGATGAGTTCGACCAACGTCGACAGCGCGGGTTCCTGGTCTGACGTTCCGACCGGGTCAGCGGTCCCCGCTAGGACGGCGGCCGTGTCGGCGTTCAGGTTCGCGATGTCCGCCGCCGCGAACCCGTTCGGCAGTTGGGCGATGTTGCACCACAGGACCGGGGTCGGGGTTTCGATGCCGTACCCGTAGAAGATGACCGCCGCTGACGCGCCCGCGTCCATCCCGGTGACGGTCGCGGTGATCGTGTGCGCCCCGAGGGCGAGGCCGGTGAGTCGTTTGACCATTGGGACGTAACCGATGATCCGTCCCGCCGCCGAGGTGGTGTCCGCATCCGCATCGAGGGCCGTGTTCGTGACCGGGTCCCAGATCGTGATCGCGGTCCCCGCATCGTTCACCGCGCCGACGACCGCACCGGTAGGGACACCGGGGTGGTCGATGGTGCGACCCACCATGCTCAGGTTGTAGCCAGTGCCGACGAGGAACGGGTTCGATGGCGTTGCGGTGGTGCCCGTGATGGCGTCGTAGTTCGCGGTCGGTGACACCGAGCTGGTATCCAGGGTGATCGCGGGACCACCGTCCACGCTGATGTCGATGCGGCCACCGTGGCTCGTGCCGCAGAGCCCCATGAAGAACAAGTCGATGGCGCCACCAGGGAAGTCGGGACCGACCCGGAGCGTGAACGAGTCACCCGCACCCAACCGTTTGTTCGGCTGGGTAGCGAGCCCGTACGGACTGTTCGTGACCCACTGGCCGGCGGCGGGTTGGTAGAAGTCTTCCCCGCCCGTGTGGACGATGTTGCGGCGGGATGCGGGCCAGAGCGCCGGGCATGACCAGAGAGCGATCACGGACCGGACGGACTCGCGCCATGCCGCTCTCGGTAGCGGCCCGAACAGTGTCCACCAGGGGGCGTCGTTCACGCCGATGATCGAAACGAACGTCGCTTCTGGGGCGTACGAATCGCCGCCATCAGCTGCCGGTTTCGCGAACCCTTGATGCCCGACGGGGATCGCGCCAGAGATCGCGTTCACGGGGATCGACGTGGCACCGGTCGGGACGGGTACCAGGGGGTCGGGCGTGTTGACGACTGCGGTGACACCGTTCGAGAACGGGATCGACCAGCCGTCAGGGATCGGCGCCGCCAACGCCTCGACCGTGAGTGAGGTGGCGCTCGAGCTCGCGCCCGTCGTGATGTTGCATTCGACCCCGAACGCCTGCGGTGCCCGGTGGCTTGCAAACTGTGCTCCGTAGCCGCCCATGTAGACGCCACCCATGAGCAGCAAGCCGCCGCCCTGGGCAGTGTTCCTGAGCCGGGTACCGAGCCGGACGAACAGTGTCCCGCCCGGATCTGCGAGCCCCGACGCGAGGGGAACCGACGAGAACGTGATCGAGTTCGGGATCGGGGTCGTCCCGCCGGCCGGGTAGACAAGCCCGTTCTGGTGCGACGGGAACGCATACAAGGACGTCGGAGTCGTCCGTGCGCGGGCGTCCGGGGCGAGAACCCCACCCATCCCCAGGTACAACGCCTGGGGGATCCCCGCGGTGAGGTCCGTCCCCAGGTTGTACTGACGGGCCGCGAACACGATCTGACCGGCGAACGTCTGCGTCGCGAGCTGATGGATCCGGGTGTTCGTGTTCGCGCCCGTCATCCCAAGGTTCGGGTAGTAGTAGACCGCCTCGACGATCGCGTCCTCGGGGATCGGAACCGTCACGACCGCCGTGGTACCGGGGTCGAACACTGACCCTGCGACGCAGGCAGGGACGTTCGCCCGCAGGTACCTGGAATCCAAAGCGTTGCCGACGACAGCGTCACGGATCAGGGCGACAAGGTTCTCGGTATCTCGGACCTCGTCACCGTTCATCGGGTTCGTGCCACCGAACGGCGAGTTCAGATTGTCCGCCGCGTACGAATGCGACGCACCGAAATGGATCCTGCCCGCCGTCGTCAACCGGCCCGGAGCGCCAGGCTCCCCCGGTTCCCCGTCCGCGCCGTCAGCACCGTCCGCGCCCGGCGTCCCACCACTACCCGACCCGCCCGAGCTCGCGCCGCCGAGCACATACCCGGCCAAGGCGATGCCGTGCGGGGGTTGGAACTCGATCACTACCCGGTCATCGACCTCCGGTGTATTGCCAGTGACCTGGAGGGCGGTTGGTTCGTCGTCCCCATCGATCAGGACTTCGGCGTCACCAGTGTCCTCATCGAACGACAGGACCGTCGCCGACCGTCGGCGGGGGATCGCTTTCTTCGCTATCCGTTTCCGGTTGTCGGCTGCGACGTCAGCCAGGAGCGGGATCAAGCGTTCGACGTCGCTCATTGGTAGAACTCCCTGACCTCATGCGACATCAACCCCGTCGGGTCGCAATCCAGATCCCACTTGATCTCCCGACACACGATCCCCGTATACGTGAGGACATCGAACGTGTCGTGCCGGTAATCGGGGATCGCGTCGAACTGGTAGGCGTTGAACCCCGCCGCCGACTCAGCAGCCATCGCCCGAGCCGCGTTCTCTGCTGCCGCCTGATCATGCAAGCCCTGCATCGACTTCGTCTCCGACACTGCGTAACCACGATTCGCGATCGAGATCGGCGACGACGCCGGCAGCTCGTACCTTCCGACGATCGGTGTCTTCGTCGCGGAGTCGTCGATCACGATGAACACGTTCGGGGCGTCCAACAGGTCATCGGATTCGACGGGGGTGTCTGCGACGATCCGGCCCCGTGGCCCGATGTCGTAGCTGTAGTCAGGGATCGCGTTCCTCGGGGACGGCGCCGCCCGGATAACCAACTTCCCCTGGTTATCGAAGTACGGGCTGTAGAACCCGGCCATCGTGCAGAGTTCTTCCATGATCGACAGTCCCGTGGTCTCACCCGCAGCCCACGCGATCGGAGTCCCCACGTTCCGCGACGTGCTCTCAATAGACGCACGGCGGATCCCGTACCGGTTCACCACACTCTCAAGACACGCCGAGAGGTTCCGGCCCCGGCCGAACGAGACCGTCTTATCCGTCGGCTGATCCAAGATGAACAACTGGTCGTGCAGTGACCCGTCGAGCTCAAGCCCAGCGCGGTTCCGGTTGCGGGCCGCGTCGACGAAGAGGAACACGCCCTGCGGCCATGTGGTCCCGTCCTCGAGGACGAACGTGGGTCGGATGCGGGCACCGATCGTGTCGAGGGTTTCTGCGGCGACCGGATCGACCTCGAGCCCTGACAGGGTGCGTTTGATTTTGCGGGACGAGTCGTTACTGATCTTCGGGGGATTGTCGCGGTTCACGTCGACGTCGCCGAGGAGCGCGAGGTTCTGGTCGAGGACGTCGTACCGCCAGAACCCGGACCGCGACGAGATCCCGTCCATCTCCATGAGCGCCGTCGTGTTGACACGCCTGCGAGGTCCGAACGCCATCAGACCCCTCCCCCGGCAACATGGTTGACAGTGCGCCGTAAACATGGTTAACTGGGCGCATGACGAAGACAGCGAGTCCCAGGAACACAATCGACAGCCACAAGCGGGCCATCAGCGCCAGCTCCCGCAGCCTGGCCGACGCCACCGAACTGCTCGATGGACTTGAAAAGGTGTTCGCCGCGAACACGAAGAACTACTACGCACGAGAAGCGGTTGAACACGCTGCCCAGTTGGTAGCGGAGATGGAAGACGACCTCGATGCCTCGATGACAGCCGCCATCGAGGCGGGGTACGGTCCCGAGGACTTCGCGTGACAAACGAGGAGGCCCGAGCGAAACGGGCAGCGGCGGCGGTGGTCAGTTGGACGAAAGAACGGGACAAGGCCATCGCCGTACTCAGAGCGCAGGGGGTCTCCCTGCGTGTCATCGGCGAGATCGTCGGACTGTCTCATACAGCGGTCGACAAGATCGCTAACCGCTCTCAGTCGTAGGCGCGCGCCGTGTACCCACGCACCGGGACTCGGGCCCGTTCACCGCGCGGAGTACCGCGCCGATCCGGGAGTCGGACCACGTCGTAGGTCGTGTCCGGGTTCGTCGGCGGTGGCGGATCGCCAGGCATCGTGAACGCCTGCCACGACGTCATCTGCGGCTTCGGCAGAAGCGCGTCCTTGCGGTACATGCCGAGGTAATCCTCGTTCGACGTTGACGTCGGGTCGCCGTACGCCTTGTGGTCGAACAGCTCGAAGTAGATGTACGGGCCGGCCTTCCCCTCCCCTTGCGCTCCCCACCACCGTGCGAGCGCGACGTCGAGGGCGTCAGCAGCTTGGGTTTCGGTGAACGTCGGGGCGCCACCGTGGACGCCTTGTTCCGTTGCCCAGATCGTTTTCCCGTTCGCGTCAGGGGCACCTTCGCGGGCGACGATGATGTCGTCCCAGTAGTTGTACGCACTCGAACCGTGGCCGGAGACGTCGGAGAAGGCGTGCCATATCGGCATCCCGAAATGCTGAGTGAGCGGCGAATAGGTCCCGGTGTAGGCGTGGATGCCGTACGCGTTGACCCACGCTCCCGAGGTACCGGCGTTGAGTCCGGTGCCGTCTTCCGCTACGCCTGGGGGGGCGAAGAGTCCGTCGAGGAACGTGGCGATCGAGATGCTGCCGCCACCGTTGCCGGTGTTGTACATGGTCCCGGTCGGGGTGACCGCCGGGGCGGATGCGTCCTGATCCCATCGGGTCGTGTACTCCCCGACCTTCGATGTTGCGCTAGCGGGACCGCCCGTGATGATGAAGCAGTCCGAGTCCGCGGCCCGCATCGCGAGGACCGTCGCACGGAAGAACGGGCGCATCAGGCTCATGGAAGGCGAGAACGAAAACGGGCCGTGGTTCGGCTCATTCCACAGCTCGTACGAAATCTGAGGGTCCGCGCCGGACCCGGCGCGTCCTTCGTAGTGGTTGACTACCTCGGCTGCGAGAGCGGCCCACTGGTTGCGTTGCGTCGTCGTCTGCGGGATCTGGTGGTACTGCACCCCCATCCACGACGGCGCGTACGTCAGGCACAGCATCACCCGCATCCCGAGTGAGAGCGCATAATCGACCTGGGTCTCGTACGCCCACGACGTCACACCCGACGCGGTGGGGGCCATCGTCGCGAAGTCCTGGGTGATCCTCACCCACCCGCCCGGCGTGCAAGCGGCCATCGTCGCGATGTTGCCGTTCGTCAACCCCGCGGGGAGGCGGGTCTGCATCCCACCTTCGAAGAGGGCCACTAGAGGACCGCTACATCAACGACGGACGGGACCCGTGTGAGCTCACGGATCCGGGTTGGGATCGTGTACACCTGACCCTCCGACTGCTGCTCCATCTCCGTGACCGTCAGGTTCGCCAACCACCTGCGCGAACCCGGAGAGTGGACGCACACATACGCGAGGTCTTCGTTCGCGAGCGTCTCGATCGGATCCGCAACCGCCCGTTCGAGCCCGTCGTGGGCGAGGTCGAAGACGAGGACAGCGAGCGTGAACTCGTCGAGGGTTGTCTCCAGGCTCCGCATCGCGACCGCGCCGTCCCGGCCGGCGATCGCGTAGATCTTCTGGGTTTTCGTGTTGAGGCCCCACTTGTGGGTTTCCTGCTCGTCGGACCAGACCAGGACTTCCATGTTCAGGTCCGGGGCTTCGTTGGAGACGAGCGCCCATTCGGTTGACTCGGGGATCAGTTCGGATTCGACCGCGGTCCAGTCCGAGACGGCCCCGTCGGTACGGACGACACGCAACCGGTAGCCGGCGATCCCACCACGGGTCGGTTCGTAGTCGCGGTACTCGGTGACGGCTTCGGTTGTGATCTCCGCGACCATGTAGAAGTCGACAGCGTTTTCTGTGCGTTCGATCTCGTAATGGTCGAAGTTCGCTGAGAGTGCGGTCGCGGTCCAGGTAGCTTGGACGTACGAGATGCTCATGGGGTCACCACCGCGGTAGCCCAACCGCTAGGCGCGGCGGGTGGGACGGCGATCGTGGCGCAGAAGTCAGCGTCGGTGAAGTCGACATCGCTGATGTTGATCGACGAGGCGGTCCCCCCATACGTCGCGGTTCCGTGCCCTTCGGCGGAGATGTAGGCGATGTCCCACCGGCGGGTTTCGACACCGCCACCGGCCGTCGAGGAGAACTCGATGTAGTAGCCGACCCCAGTCGCGAGCGTCGCGGTCGAGATCTGGAAACGGGCCAACTTCCAGCCCGCACCCGACGTCATCTCGTCGAGCTGATCGACCGCTTCTTTCGTGAGCGTGTACGTCCCGCCGAGCTGGACGTCATCGGAGGTGCGGCGGACTCTGATGGTGAGGTCCGCGAGGTCGACGGGCGCGCCGACCGCAGGGCGGAGGACGGCTTTGATGAACCCATACCCGGTCGCGGCAGCGCCAGCGAACTCGGACCGCCAGGTGGACCCGGAGTAGACCTGAGCGAACCCGAGCCGGGCGTACGGCTGGCTGTCGGCCGAGTCGGCTGCGCCGGTGGTGACGAACCGGATCGGGTGCGCCCGGACCAGCTCCGCACCGATGCTCGCCCCGGTCCCGTACGCTCCGTTGAGGGTGGCGGTGAGGGTGCGGTGCCCGACGTGGGGGCAGAACTGGTTCGGTGACGACAGGTACGGCCACGCCAAGTTGCCGACGGCACCCACCCGGCGGAGCATCACGTCGTACTCGGTGCCCGACGTTTTCGCCCAGTTGTCGGTCCCGTCCGGCTTCTCGAGCGTGAACGCTTTCCACCCGTCGTTCTGGTTGATCTGCAACGTCCCGTACGCGACCCGGTTCTCGTCCGCGACCACGATGTCGGCCCACAGGGCGCTGACGTCGATCGCGGTCGGGAGCGACTGCCACGCGAACCGTGCCCCATACCGGCGCGTCGACGTGTTGGAGAAGTAGGTCGTGGCTTCGGCTGCGGTCCACGGCTTCCCCGTCAACGGTGACACGTCCAACCGCGCCAAGCGGTAGTTCGTGAACGACGACCCGAACGGAATCGCCCGAGCATCACCGATCACCAGATCGGTACCCGCAGCGTTCTCGATCGTCGGGCGGGCATTGATCCCCGCGCCGCCCTCCTGCTTCGCCCGGATCCAAATATCGACGCGCAGGACGCGGAGCCCGTCGAAGTTCGTCAGGTCGCCGCCACCACGGAACGACAAGTGGCCTGCCGTCTCGTTCGCCGCCGCGTTGTAGACGTAGACGGTGTCGTCCCAGCCACCGTCACCGTCGTCGATGGTGAAGTCGGCTGGGCCGACTGCACCACCAGCAGAGTCCTCCCACGGCAATGCGGCGGTCGTCCCTGACGTGTTCTGCCCGGACGAGGTCCGTGGGGTGGACCGTTCGGTGTGCTGATTCGATGGGACGACATCGTCTTGGAGGTAGACCTCGGCGGCCCACATGCCGGCTTCGCCGATGTCGTCGAGGTACGCCTCGATCTTGTCGATCGTCTCCGAGCTCGAGCTCGTGAACCGTTCGATCTGGCCCTTCGAGATCGCGTCCAAGTAGTTGCGGGCGGTCTGGGCGACGGGCCATTCGAGGCCGAGGGTCTGGGTGCTGTTCGGGTTGAAACTCAACCTTCGGCCCTCATCGCAGCCGCGAGGCCACGCCGTGCTGCCTTCTCCACGTTGCGGACATCCTCATCAGCGGGAGGCTGTTGGAACGAGACCTGCATCGCGAAGTCCACCGTCGTCGTCTGGGCAGGCTCGGGCTGCTCGACCGGAGCGGGTGCCGTGACCGGTGTCGGTGCGATCGCGGCGGGAACTTCGAACGGGGTCGCGTTGAGTGCCGACAGTTCGGGGACGTGCCATTCAGCTTCGATGAGCGTGTGGAGCGTCGGGACGTCGGGGAGTTCGGCGATGAACCAGTCGGCCTCGACCTGCGCGGACAGTGAAGGGACCGCGGGCGGAGTAGACACCGACCAGCCGGCGGTGATCTCCGTCGAGATGGTCGGCAAGATGGGCACAACATCGAGGACCCAGGCTGCGGCGATCTGCGCCTCAAGGACCGGGAGTACCGGGGCGTCCGGTACCGACCATGCGGTCGCGACTGTCGCGGCCAGGTCAGGTACCTCGGGTGCGATCGGGGGCAGGAACGTGACGGGGACTGCGACGCCTTCGACGGTAGGGAGTTCGATGGGCGGGACAGAGAATCCGACGGGGACCACGATGGGTGCGGGGGTCGGGAGGTCTTCGACCTGGCCGGTGACGAACTCGACGAGACCAGTGACCGGTTCCGGGGTCGGGAGGACGAGTTCGGGGATGACGAACCCGACTGTGGCGAGCAGTTCGGGGATTTCCGGTGAGGGCGGGATCGTCCAGTCAGCGACGATCAACGTGTCGAGCGCGGGCACGTTGGGGGGTGCCTCCAAATCCCACGCTGCGCTCACGGTCGAGAGCAGACCGGGCGGGACGGGAGGGGCTGTGAGCGTCCACGTAGCGACGATTGTGGAGTCGAGGGTGGGAGCCAGCGGCGCGTCGGGGAGCAGCGCCCAGCGGGCCAGGATCGGGGCGCTGATGGCAGGGACACGCGGTGCAGCGTCGATGACCCATTCGGCGTCGATCCGTGTGGTGAGCGCATCGATCGTCGGAGCATCCGCTACACGCCACCGGACATTCACCGCAGCAGCCAACGACGGGAGCTGCGGGACAGGGGCAACGTCGTAACCGACCGGCACCGCAAGTTCCGGGAGAGCAGGGACGGTGAACCGTTCGAACACGACGGGCACCTCGAGCTGAGGTGGAGCTGGAAGGTCGAGGCGCGCGAGATCGAAGTCGGTGGGGACAGTCAGGGACGGTTCCGGGAGGACGAGAGCGGCGACGTCGAACCCGGTCTCTATGGTCACCGGGGGCGGGTCGGGGAGGTTCGCCCACTCCGCGACCACCGTCGCGTCCAACACGGGGACGGTCGGGGGAACATCGAGATCCCAATGCGCCGCGATGCGGGCATCCAAGTCGGGGACCGTCGGCGGCTTCAGCCGCAGGGTCGTCGTTTCGACTTCGGCTGCCCATTCGGTGATCTGCCTGCGGATACCGGCGAGAGCAGACCGGACGTTCTGGGCGGCGGTGCGGAGCGCAGCGACGAGACCGGTGCTGATGTCGGGTACCCGCAGAGCGATGCGGGGGGTACCTGTGATCTGAGCCCGGTCGATCAGGTTCGACGCTGCGGAGACAGCAGAGTCGATCGTCGACCCGACCGCGCGGTTCAAGCCGGAGCTCGTACCAGCGACTCCGACGGCGATGCCTTCACCGAACGGCTTGCCGAGCCGGTCGCGGGTCAGTTTCGACGGAGAGTTCTCCTGGAGCACCACCGACCCGTGTGTGGTCGCGGAAAAGATCAGGTCTTCGAGAGCGGTCTGCACCTTGAACTTCTGGCCGAAGATGCCGGTCGCCATGCCCTCGCCGTACGCGGTCCCGGCGCGGTTACCAGCCGTCCGGGCGCGGATCTCGATGTCGCCGGTCGAATCGAACACTTTGGCGGCTTCTGCGATCTGCTGTTGCGTCGCTCCCGCGAGGAGGAGTGCCTGCAGGTACTGGACAGTCGCGCTCCCCGACAGGATTCGGGAACCTTCGGGCAGTGTCGCGTTCAACCGGACGAGGTTCGCTGCGTCGTTGACGGCGGTGTCGGACACCTCAACGAACTTGAGGGCGTCCTTGAACCGTTGGGTGACTTCGCCGCCCTTGACGAGCCCGGCCTGCGGGATCCGTTCGTCGGTCGACACAGTGACCGCCGCGGCGCCGACTTCGGCGAGGCTGATCTCTCCGATTGTCAGCGAGTCGGCGAACCCCTTCGACAGTTGGGAGCTCATCGCGACGCCGGATTCGGCGAACGCGGGGATAAACTCGAGCATCTTCTGTTTCGCTTCGATCAACGCGAGCTGCTGACCAGCGAGCAGAAGATCGAACTGGGCCTGAACCTCCGGGCTGGCTTCTGCGTACGCCTTCGCCAACGCCGATCCCTGTTCGGTGCCGAGCTCCGCGACCTTCGCGGCGAGGGCCGGCTTGCCCTGCTCGACTGCGGTGCCCAACGATCCAAGCCAGTCCTGGACAACGGTCGCCTGACCGACCAGACCATCGACCAGCCCGGACAGGTCGACGTCTTCGCCGACCGTGTCGAGTACGTCGTTTATCTCGGGGAGGACATCGAAGAACGGTTGAGCGATCTGCGATGCGGCCTGAGCGAACTGCTTGATGACCGGGTTCAGGTTCAGTTTCGGGTTGAAGTCCGAGAAGTCCGCTGCCTCATCCGCACCAGGGAAGAGGTCCGCCAACCGCAATTTCGCGGTCTGCAACTGGACGTTCCGGTAGATGTCGTTCAATGCTTTCGTGACCGCGACATCACTGTTCTTGATCCCGACCGCGATGCCCTGCGGGATGGCTTCACCGATCGGGATGAACGCCTTCGCCGGTGACGAGATCCCGAGGATGTCTTTCACGACGCCGGGGAGATGCGATGCGAGGTCGGCGATGGTGTCTTCGACTTCACCCCACACGGCTTCGATACCGTCGATGAGGCCGTTGATGATGTCGGAACCGATGTCGAACAGGAGGGTCCGGGCACCTGCGAAGAACCGGGTGATCTTCGCCGGGATTTCGCGCAGGACATCAACGACGTCGACGAGCGCACGCCAGAACGCGTCCCACGCGGCCCGGACTGCGCCGAACCATGCGGTGATCGTCGAGCGGATCAGGTTTATCCCGGCGGACACCGCGGAGACCACTGCGGCGAGAGCGGCGCGGGGAACTGCGGTGAAGATCGCCCATTGGGTCTGCCAGAACGCGACGACCGCCCCGACGACGGTGGTGATGACGTTCGACACGAACGTGATCGCGGTCTCGACCGCTTTCTTGATCGTGTCCCAGTTGTCGATGACGACTTTCGCGACGAGGGACATGCCGCCCGTGAGGACTGCGAGAGCGAGGGGCCAGTTGTCGATGATGAACCGGACGACCGCGTCCACCGACTCGCGGAAGATGTCGATGTTCTTGTAGGCGAGGATGAACGCCGCTACCAGGGCAGCGACGCCGACCACGATCAGCCCGATCGGGTTCGCGGTCATCGCGATATTCAGCAGTACCTGTGCTGCGGCTGCGGCTTTCGTCGCCACCGCTGCGGCGAGCATCGCTGCCTTCTGGGCGACGAACGCGGCGGTCTGTTGGCCGATGCCGATCGCTACCCGTACCGCAGTGTCAGCGAAACCGGCGGCGGCTTTCACCCCAGAAGCGAGAGCTGTCCCGGCTTTTCGGACGTTGCCTCCCAGGGTGCCGAGCTTCCCAGAGAACGCGGACTGCGCGGCCTGCGCCGACTTGAACCCATCAGCGAACCTGCCGACAGCCTGAGCAGCCTTCGACGAACCCGAGACCACAGCAGAGAACCCGGTAGCGAGCCCGGAGACACCCTTCATGATGTTCCCGGCGATGAACGCCACCGGGCCAGCAGCAGCGGCGAGCGCGCCGATAGCGACCACGCCGGTTTGCACGGGAGCTGGGAGGGCACGGAACGCGTCGACCATGACCCCGAGCGCATCGACCAACGGTCCAGCAGACTGGGCAGCCGAGATGACTGCGGGGGCGAGCGCCTCACCGAACTGGCGGGCCACATCCGTCGCCTGGTTTTTCGCCACCTCGAGCTGCGACGCTGTCGTCTCGTACCGTTTCCCCGCCTCGGTAGTGAGCGCAGTGTTCTCTTTGAACGCCCGATTCCCGGTCTTCAACGTCTCCGCGAACAGGTCCCCGGCGCCCGAGGCGCGGAGCAGCGCGTCACGGACCCTGATGTCTGAGAGCCCCAACTGGTCGAGGACAGCGAAGACGTTGCCGCCTTCATCCGAGATCCGTTTCAGCCCGGTGATGAACGCGACAGAAGCACCAGCGGCGTCAGTTTCGAACGACTTGCGGAAATCCGCTGAAGATTGGCCGGCTACCTGAGCGAACGTGGCGAGCTGTGTCCCACCCTCTTTGACGGCCTGGTCGAGTGACACGAACACCCGAGAGATCGCGCTGCCGCCGGCTTCCGCTTCGATACCAACCGAGGAGAGTGCCGCGCCGAACGAGAGAATGTTCGCCTCGGACAGTCCGACCTGGGTGCCGGCACCAGCGATGCGGAGTGCCATCTCGGTGATCTCAGACTCGGTCGCGGCGCTCTTGTTGCCGAGGTCGACGATCGTGGCGCCGAGGTTGTCGAACTGGTCCTGTGGGAGTCCCGTGATGTTCGCGAGGCGTGCGATGGCTGACGCGGCCTGGTCGGCTGACAGGTCGGTCGTGTTGCCGAGGTCGATCATCGTGCGGGTGAAGTCGAGGATCGCCGGTGTCGAGACTCCGAGTTGTCCTGCGGCTTCTGCTACCGCAGCGATCTCTTCGCGGGATGCGGGGATCTCGTTTGCCATGTCGATGATGCCCTGCCGCAGGCGTTCGATCTGCGGGGCTGTCCCATCGACAGTCTTCTTCACGCCAGCGAACGCGGTCTCGAAATCGCTCGCAGCCTTGAACGCTAGGAATCCGATCCCCGCGATGGGTGCCGACAGTCCGAGCGTCAGTGATGAGCCGGCTTCTGCGATCTTGCTACCGGATGACTTGAGTCGGGTGGCGAGTCCTGCGGCGACGTTGGTTCCGAGCGCGGAACCGGCTTTCGCCCCCGCCGCGGACGCGAGTCCTTCGACGGGGGCGAGTTCCCGGGCAATCTGTTGTGAGATGCCACGCGCCGAAACGGTGAGCGACACGTAGCCGGTCGCGAGCTCGACGGCCATGTGTCACCCCCCATCTACCAGTTGTCGAGAATGGCTTGCACTTCGGCCAACGGACGTGCCTTGCCCATGCGCGTCGAGTTGGTTTGTGCTTCTTGCCCGGGACGCGGGATGGGCAGCGGGCGGGTGCCCTTGCCACCACCGCGTTGCCAGTTCCCACCCGCCGTCAAATCCACGACCGTTGCGAGTAGGTGTGCTTCGACGGACCACGCGAGCGACGGGTGACCGACCTTGCGGATGAACCGCGACTCGGACGGCAGTTGACGGAGCAGCACCCCCAACCTGCGCCACGACAGGCTTGGCGTGCCGAGGTCTGAGAGTGCCACCCCGTAGAACTGTTGGAGGTCGGCCTCTACTTCTTCGCCGTGTTGCGCGAGGAGCGTGTAGAGGCTTTGGATTCCCCCAGGTCATCGCCCGTGTGCTTCTGGTACGCCTCCATGATCGAGAGGAGCGCCTGGTCGTCGAAGACGGCCTCGGCCTCCTGGAGACGTTCCCACTGTGCCTGACCGAGCATCATGCGGAGACCGTCGTCGAGACGGCCAGCGCCCAATGCTGCGGCGGCGCGGACGTCCGGTCGGGTGGGGAGCGAGTAGCTCTCCCCACCGAACCGGAACACGAACGGGGGCTTTTTCTCCCGTTCGGCGATGACCGCGTCGAGGTCGAAGATGTCCTCGACGTCGGGCGCCGGCACGAGCTCCGCGCTCACGAGCTGGTGAGGACGGACTCGTCGATGTACATGTACGCGTTGTTCCCCGACACGTCCGGGTACGCGGTGATCGTGATCGGCATGACGTACGCCTCACCGTTCACGAACTGCGTGTCGCCCCGCTCGGTGATCTGACCGTCGGGGACGACGAGACGGATCTTCTTCGCGTCGTCGATGACGTGGAGCACCCACGACAGGCGGGACAGAGCCGAGCCGGTGATCGCGACCGACGCACCATCGGCGAGAGCCGTGTAGTTGCCGTAGTACGCCTCGAGCGCGTTGGCGTTCACCTCCATCAGCTCCATCTGGTACTGGACGGAGCTGCCGGTGTTGATGACACGGACCTCGGCGGCGTTCTGCCACGCCTTGATCGACGTGGTCTCGTTCGAGATCGACTGCGTGATCCCGGCTTCGCTGAGGTAGCCGACGTCGTTCGCGAGGAACAGGGCGTCCAGGGTTGAAGTAGCGACGGTCGGGAGTGTGGTGCCGGTCGGCGCGTAGTAGACGCCGCCGGTTGAACCGACGACAACCTTCGTTGCATCGAGTGCCATTGTGTGGGCTCCGTTTCTGGTTGGGTGTTTGGGTGTTTGGGTGTGGCTGCCCTTAGGAGCTGGTGAAGCCACGCACCGTCAGGGAGACGGTGAACACGAACCGGGGCTTCGCTGACACGGGGTCAGGGAGCCGCGCCGGTCCTGAGAACTCGTCGACCTTGTAGAAGGCAAGCCCGTTGACGTTCTCGCCCGCTATCTGGTGGACGGCTTGTCGTGCGAGTTGGGAGAGGGCGTGTGCTGCGCGCCATCCCGATGCCCACGCTTCGACAGTGACGATTGGGCGTTCGGTCACGAGAGAGGCTTTCGGTCCGCCAAGACGTTCGACGACGACGAACGGGAGCATCTCCGTCGTGACCTTTGGGACCCGGTCGGAGACGGGTGGGGTAAGCCGGCCGTTGAGCCAATCGATGAGTGCGTCTTCGACATCGCCGAACAGGACAGCGTCCATCAGCGCGCCCGGTCGATCGCTCGGGTCAGGTTCCGGTCCCGAGCCTCGTTCACCATCGCCTTGAGAGACTCGGTGCGGACCGATGCACGGACACGGTTCTTCCCGACCGTCACATCGACTTCGTGGCCTTCACCGGCAGCCTTGGCGACGTTCTCGGCCCTACGAGTCAGGTCGGCTTCAACCTCAGGGGAGCGGAGAAGCTCACGTACCCCGCTACGGTTCAGGACAAGGCGGAAAGGCATTCGTCTCTCCTGACCTAAGGTGCCGGGGATGCGACAAGCGCTCGCCGCACTGATGACGGTGGCGGTCCTGGCTGGCTGCGGGGCTGACGAACCGTCCGAGTCAGCACTCGAGGCGGAAGCGTTTGATGTCTGCACCCGGTTCGTGAAGGACCGGCTGCAGGGCCAGTCGACTGCCGAGTTCCCTGACCCTTCCGAGGACGACGGCCAGGTGGTGTTCGCTCACACCGGCGACCACCGGTGGAAGGTCACTTCTCAGGTGGATGCGCAGAACGCGTTGGGCGGGACGGTGACCACCCCGTTCGTGTGCGTCGTCGAGAACACCGACGGCGATCGGTGGCGTTTGGCTTCGCTCACGTTCGACTGACCTTCCGCAACGTCGCGTGGATGTCGTCGCCGAACTTGGTCACCTCGACCTTGTCGAAGATCGCGTCGCCCGCGTAGACGCTCTCGTTGTGCAGCTGGGTCCCGACGCACCAGTAGTCCCAGGTGCGGAGCGTGCAATGGCGGACGTGGGTCGGGTCGGTGAACGAGTTCTCCGACTGGTAGTGCGGAACGAACAAGCGGAGCGTGCCGCCGACCTCGAGGACGCGGTGTGCTTCTGACATGAACCCGAGCGGGTTCGTGAGGTGTTCGAAGACGTGGACGGCGCGGACATCGGAGAACTGGTCGTCGTCGAACGGCCAGGGCGTCTGGTCGATGTCGTGGAGGACGTTCACGCCGGGGAACGGGTGCCAGTCGACGTTGATGACGTCGGGGGCCAGGTCGACGTTCGGCCCGGTCCCTACGTTCAGGCGAGCCATGACGCAGACCACTTGTGGCTAGCGAACTCGTACGGTGCGGGCTGATGTGCTGCGAGGAGGTTCTTCTCGTTGTAGTGCACCGCGTAGAACGCTGCCGGCGGGAGGAGCAGAACGTCGCCACGATCGGGGAACACTGCGGTCGTCACCCCGGGACCCGTTGACCAGGCGCCGCGCCCGGTGCGCCAGTCCTCGTTGCTCGAGTTGATGCGGGCGATGGCGAGGTTGAGGCAGGCCATGATCGCCGGGTGCGTTCGTTGCGCTCCGATGATCGCGTCGGGGACAACGCCGGCGTCTTCCCAGCCCGCGAATGCTTTCAGTTCCATGAGCGGGGTGAACGGCCGGTAGCACTCGACGTCCGAGTCGAGGTATACGCCACCCCGTTGCCAGAGAGCTTCGAGTCGGACGAGACCGGCGAGCTGGGCGCCCGATGAGCAGCGGTGCCAGTGCGGGGAGGTGAGCGGGAACCAGGCGGGGTCGATGGGGTCCCGGTAGGTGACCATCTCCCAGCCCTTGTGGAGTTCGGCGGCGCGGTCCCAGAACTCTTCGACTTCGTCTGTCGTGTGTGTCGGCACGGACCGGATGAGGCGTTTGGGGATCACCAGGCTCCGATCCACACTGACTCAGCCCACGCTGTGCTGAGGGCGTAACGCCGCCACGTCGGCCTGTCCGTCTGCTTCCACCCGTCGGGGGACCGGATGAGGGTCGAGCAGCGGGCGGCGCCGTGCGCCCCGTAGAGGAGGTGGGTGTCGAGCGCCGGGTGGTAGCCCATCGGTACCGTCACGAACAGGTGGTCCGAGATGCTGATGAGGTGGTCGAGCGCTCGGATCGCTTCGCTGGCTTCGCGTCGTGGTTCGTCCCACCTGACGTGTTCAAGAGTGGAGATGGCGACGACCGTCCCGTGGTGGCCGGGGATGTCGAAGATGTCGAGGTTCTCGACGTGCGGGTCGCTCGCGTCGTACCGGTCGATCACCCGGTGCGAGGTGTGCCCGTAGTGGCGGAGGACGTTGCCGACTTCGAGGTCGAGGCCGTGTTCGGCGATGAACCTGCGGGCTATCGGGATCTCGACGGCGCGTTCGTTGAACTCGGTCGCGTTGTAGACGTCTCGGCAGTAGTCGAGGGTCTCCCCATCAAACTCGAACATTGCCGACGCCGAGCTCGTCGAGCAGAGCGTTCATCTTCTCCCGGTCGTACGCGGCCTCCGCGTACCGTTCGCAGCGGGGCACCCACTCGTCATGCGGTGCGTGCGGGGTCGGTGAGTGCCACAGATGCCAGACCGGGCCAGGAACACGTTGCAGCCCGCCACCGAAAGTCTGCGCCGCGTGTGAGAACCCGATGTCTTCGCCACCCCATCCGACGAACCCTTCATCGAATCCGCGGGCCTGGTCCCACAGGTCATGGGTGACGACAACCATCGAGCTGCAGGTGCCGGTCATGGACCATTCGACGCCGTCTTCCCACATGCCCTGGTACCCGCCCATGATGCTCTCGGACATGGCGTGGGAGAGGTACATGAACCGGTCGTACGCGAACGTGATCTGACCGGATTCCGTCGCGCGTCGGACGGCTTCTTCGATCTGTTCCGGGCCGACGAAACTGTCGCTGTCAGCGATGATCGCTACGTCCCACTTCGCACGTACGGCTCGCGCAGCTCGGTTGATCGCAGCTGACCGGTTGAACGGGCCGCGCTTGTGGTGGCCTTCGACGATTTTCCAGTCGGGGTGTTCGGTCTCCCAGCGGGACCGGACGTACGCCCAGACCTGATCGCGTCGGCCGTTGTCGTCGCGGCGGGGGACGAGAACAACGACTTTCACGCGGCCACCTTCACGAGCGATTCGATCTCTGTCGTAACTCTCTCGACCGTTTCTTGCGGTGCCAGGTACCGGGTGTGATGCGAAGCCCGTTCCGACGCCAACCCCCACTTGTCATCCCTGAGCAGGTACCGGACCGCCTCGACCCAGCCATCCAGGTCCGACCGATCGATCCACGTCGCAGCGTCACCCATCGCCTCTTTCAACCCCGGTGAAGGGTGAGCGATCGTCGGGATCCCCGAACACGCAGCCTCGACCGCTACCCGCCCGTACGACTCGCGGACCGATGGCATCAACAGGATCCGGGTGCGGGCGTAAATACCACGCATGTCGGGGACGACGGGCGCGACGGTCACGTTCGAGGGTTGGGGGAGTACCTGCCGGCCGTACCCGCCTTTCACGCCGAGGAACGGGACGTCGAAGAGGGCGGCGGCGAGATATTTGAGGAGTTCGCCACCCTTCTCGGCGGACAGGTTGGAGAGGGTCACATGATCGCCCGGTGTCGTCCGGTAGTCGTCCGCGAAGACGGGCGGGTGGGCGACGAGCTGGTTCCCAGGCCATGCGGTGTCGAGGGCGAGGGCACGGGAGGAGAACACTGCGAGAGCGGTCGGGTACTGGTCGAGGCGGTCGCGGTTTTCGTCGTGGTAGCCGTGGACCATGCGAACTGATGGGACCGAATGTTTCTCTGCGAGTTCCGCGGAGCGGCCGTCGTCGCCGAGATGCGAGACGAAGATATCGGGCAGGTCGAGCGCGGCTGACCGGGGGTGTACGTGGACACCATCGACTTCGTAACCGGGCTGGTTCGACAGTGCCGCGACAACGTCGACACGGTGCCCGCGGGCAGCGAGTGCTTTGAGGTACTCGTGGGTCGTCACCCATGCACCGACCCGCGAGCGCGGGACGTAGAGGGGGACAGCGCAGAGGAGCCTCACCCGTCCATGTACCTGAGGGACGCCTCGACGTGATGTGCACCGGACGGGCGCCAGTTCTTCGCTGTCGCGCCGTCGACTTCGAATGTCTGCCCGTCGATGACGACCCGGTCACCCGCGCCGATCACCGTACCGACCGGGAGTCGCAGAACATGCGTGGAAATCTCGGCGTCGCGGGTCCCGTCGTGATGTTCGAGTTCGGCGAGCTGGTGCAACCAGCCCAACACTTCAACCTCGGTCGGGGTAGCGAATGACGGTTCGAGCGAGTTGTATCCCGACGCCACGAGCACCGGGTGCTGGATGGTGACGGCGCGGACGAAGAACCGGTCGATGGTCACTGCATCATCGAGATCGGGGCGCCGGGCCGGCGGAACGACTCGCACACTTCGATCTCCGACGCGAGGAGCCCGATGCCGCCTTGGGCGAGGACGGTGCCCATCGTGACGCTGGTCCCGACGGAGTACCCGTCGATGCTCTCTTGGAACACGCCCGTCTGCGTCAGGTCAGTGCCGAGCGCGCGCGCGACAACGGACGCGACGACTCCGACGATGACGTCGGGGACGGGTCCGCCGTGCGTGTACGTGACCTTGACCTGGGTTTGCGGGGTACGCCACGGGTTCACTTCCCACTCGTTCAGCAGGGTCGTGGAAGTGTCCAGCCATTCGCCGGCTTGCGTGTAGGTGAGGGCGTTGTCGCTGAGGTCCGTGACCGCATCGATCTCGATCACGGGACGTTGCGGAAGCCTGACCTTGCCGCCATGTGACACGTTCAGGATGACGCCCGTCGACGTTTCTTCGGTGAAGAACTGCGTCGACCGGCGCCGGACTTCAGCTGACGCGTCGCGTAGGAGTGCGTCGACCCGGGCTTCTTCTGTGACGGTGAGGGCGCGCCCGAGACGGTCCTCGACATCCGTTTGGGTTGCGAGTGGGTCCACGGGTCACCTCCTCTCAAAAACGGTGAGACGGCCGCGGCCCTGGGGGAGCCGCGGCCGTCTCGAACCCGCCGTCTTAGCTGGACGTCACCGGAGTGGCGTTGGTGTTCGTGAGCTTCGAGAACGACTGGACGTCGTCGACGAGGAACCCGTACTCCGTCTCGCACTTGATCGCGACGAGGTTCTTCTCCCAGGTCGAGATGAGCGAGCCGTTCACGGTCACGGCGACGTTGTCAGCGGCGGAGAACTCGATCCCGCCGATCTGACCCCACCGGGCCGTGGACCAGTCGCCGGCGTAGCCGACGACCGTGTTCATGTCCGCTGACGCGACGCCCTCGCCCATGAACGTGGGGCGGCCCAGGAGCCGGCCACGCTGGTTGAGAAGGTCGGCAGACTCGTCGGACGGCTGCGCCAGGTACAGCGGCCGGCCGGTCGAGTCGAGCGAACCCCACAGGGCCGGCTCGAGCGCAGTGTCGAGCGCCCACCCGGTCACCCGGCGGCGCCGGCCCGAGCTGTCCTTGGTCGTGACGATGTCACCGAGCGCGTTGACGAAGTCGGTGTGGACTCCGCCGGCGGCGGCGTTGTTCGCGCCGATTTCCGACACGTTCGTCGTCTGGTCGATGTACGTCGAGAACGGGCCGCCGCCGGACGTGCCGTCGGGGCCTTCGTCGTGGAGTGCCGCGGCGTCGAACGCCTGGGCGAACCGGTCGGCGAGCTCGTTCTTCATCTGCTCGACGTAGCCGCCCGGGTTGGCTCGCACGACTTCCTTGGAGACCACGAGGATCGCGGCGATCTTCTTCGGGGTCATGGTCTTGATGTCGGTGGTCCCGCTGGTGGCGGGCTTCGTGACGCCTTCACCGATCCACCCGATGTTGGGGCGGCCGGTGACGACCGGGACGTTCACTCCGTTGCCACCCATAGCGAGGCGGGGCACGAGTGACTGGACGACCGACTGGCGCGCGGCGCGCTCGAAGACGAACCCTGCGAGGGACGGCTGCCGGAACGCGGCGTTGAAGTCGGTGGTGATGGATGCGGCGGAGATCGCCATGTGTTGGGGCTCCTATCGGGAGCGTGCGGGGTTACTTGACGAGGTCGTCGAGCATCCGCACGAAAGCGGCGTCGTCCCCGATTGGGGTCGACTGTCTGCTCCCCTGTCCGAGGTCGAGCCCAGCCCCGAGGGGGCCTGC